TCGATTTTTACGCATGTTACTAAATAAATTGTGTCAACTTATTTAGTACACTACAGTTTCAAATGAAACTCCCTTGCGTTTGTTCTAAAACGCAAGGGAGTTTTTTATGGCTTATTTTTAAGAATCTTCAAGCAGGCTATATAACAAAAAAAGAGCCTGAAAAACAGGCTCTTTTAAGATTGAATCAGCAGGAGCCGAAAGCGGGACTCGAACCCGCGACTTACTCATTACGAATGATTATCTAAGAATAACATAAAACCACTGTGTATCAGTTGTTTATAATTAAATTTAAGCTGAATAAGGATACTCATTAGAACATTTTTTTCTACTTGAATGCCTTCCCTATCCTGTCACCGGATACCCAGCCATCGCCGAACTGGCAGTTCTTGATGTCTACAATATAGACTCCTTTTATCTCCAGTCCTTTACCTTGTGCTTCTTCCAGGTATGTACGTGCATAAGCATCAAAGTTTGCTCCAGAATAAGCGTCTACGGCAAGGATAAGAAAGTTCGCGTCGGTCAGTTCGCCTTTGTAGATTCCTATATCGGCATCCACAAGACTCTGAACGTATCTGTCAGCTTTATCCTTCTGTTTCTGGGACGGCTTGTTCCCTCCGCAACTTGTAAGTGATAAGAATAGTGCAAATAGTAGCGTCTTATTCATGGCTATTCCTCCATTTTCCCATTTCTGAATGCCATAACCCACCAGTCTCCTCCTTTATCTACGGCACCTCTTGATGCAGTACTTTCCGAGTAAAGATTATAAGCGTTTCCGTTAAGGCTGTTTTCTGTTGCACTCCACCAATAGTTGTGCTTCCCCAAAGGTGTGTTTATATATGATTGCCCTTGTGCGTAGGCTCTCATTTCATCTAATGACGGCAGATGCCATTCCATGTTATTCTCCGGGTCGTGATTCATTTCGATACAATATGCGAAAGCAGGATAATTCTTATAAGAATCCTGACCATTTGTTGTTTTTTCGAGGTCGTATATTGCTTGGGTCATTTCTTTCCCAGACAATCCAGACTCGCATAACGCTTTATGTCTATACATTGCATTAGACACTGCCCACTGAAGACGTTCTGGGCTTATTGGCTTTCTTGCTTGTGAAACACAGATACTTCCAATTCTTACATCGTTAATAGATATAAGAATCGTATCAAACCTGTGTCCTACTTCTATATCTTGATTTTCTAAAGCTGTAAATGTAATTTTGTTTCCGTTTAATTTTAACTTTGAAATCCAATAGGAATCATCTTTAACTGTTAATATTGCTCCTTCTTTTTCAATATCCCTTGTCAGCTCTATTTCTTGGTCTGAATTATGGTAATTTAGACTTATATTATCTAATTGTGGCAATGGCTTGATTTGTTCCGTTGTTAAATTACCATCTTCTTTTGAGCACGAAGCAAGACAAATGGTTAAAGCAAATAAAGGTAAAAATGTTTTCTTCATAACATTATTGGATTAGTTTATGTAATTTAATCTCGTTATTTCATTGTGTTCATTCTAATACTCAATTTTACTAAGGCCATAGCTCTCACAGAAGACAATGGAAAATCTTTTGGTTGATGGTTTTGATTGTAACTTACCAGTTTTATCCAGTCTTCACCTTTTTCTGAATGCTGGACGTATTTTACAGTTAAGTATTCATCTCCATCCAGATCTATTGACACAAGGTACATTTCTCCAAAGAAAATATGACTCATTTCTAAAGGTACCTCCTTATATGCTACGATGTCACCAGATTTAAGTAATGGATACATGGAATCCCCTTTGACATATACCGCTCCATCGCATTTAGGGATATTTGGAATATTGATTTGTCCAAGGATATTCTGATCTTTATTATCAAAAAGAGTTTTTAAATTTGCAGCAGCTTCTACATCATAAAGAGTTATCTTACACTCTTCTTCTATTTTTTCAACATACTTAGGATGGAATACCTGCGTTACTCCTGTTCGCAACGGTGTACCCCTTCCAGTAAGAATGTAATCCGGATTAATATCCTCCCTTGCAGAACAGACAGCAGATAGTAAATCCGAAGGAAGCATTTTTTCTTTTCCTCCTTTAGTCTTTCCTTCTTTTAATTGAGATAATTTTGACTGCGCAGATTTTACTCCATATTTTTTTTCTATTTCATACGAAGTAATACCTGCTTTTTCAATGCTTTCAAAGAATCTTTCAATAATTCCCATAATTTTAAAGCGTTTTACTTGATACTTTAAAATTATAAAGTATCTTTGCATCCGTAACAAGTAGGAGCTGTTACCTCAACATTGGTTAAACATTTCCCTTCCGGAAGTTTAATATATCAGAATCCCGTAGTAGCTCCTACCTATTACGGGACTTCTTTTGTCCCTGCGTTGCAGTTATTCATTTGAGAATATCGCCGGGCAACGCAGCCAAACCTACTCGGAGGGAATGCAAATAGTAGGACGCAGACTAAATCCCGATGTGTACGCAGCTTGCAAGTGAAGCGAAACACGGGAGAATCCGCCTATCCTTGTTAATGGGCGACCGGGATAGAACAGCGAACTTACGCGAGGAGCTTTAATCCTACATAGGAAAAGGGGGTGAAAACCCACAAAGGAAAGACTATGCAGAATATCCAGCGTCTTATCGAGTAAGTTTACATGGGTTTCTCAATAATAACCACATAAATTCAAAGAGCTCAATATGGACGAATTAATCAATTGCTTATCAGCCGTATCGTTTAGAATTTTGGCACTGCTTGTCGGAATAGTGTTATTCTTCCGCACAATGCTTTATATTGGAAATAGATATTGTTCGGATGGCGACAGGAACCCAAACAACCCTAATCGACCTTTGGAGAATTATTCCAAGAAGGAATTAATTTCCTTAATTCGCAAGGAACGGCAAGATTCTGAAAAAATGCGCCAATTCTTGTCGGAGCTTTTTGTACACGACCTTACCAGCAAGTCCAAGGCGTTCAAGCTAATGGTTATAAAATCAATTCTTGGGCTTCCAATTTAGCCCATCATTGGGATAATCGGTCTCTTCGGATATGGATATGAACCTGATTAGCTTCCCCATTCCATCCTTGTAAATCGGTACAGACGATAGAATACTTATGTACTTGTCTTTCTCTCCTTTCAAGATTGGATAGCCGTTTTTATTCTCTCTCATTATTGTATCAAGATAATAATATGGTTTTTCCAACATGTCGTTGTCTTCACTTAACACTCCTTCTTGTAGTGCAATCATAAACTCATCTATGGCGATAGTAACGAAATGCCCTCTATAGTTTTCAATACCTTCGTGAGTGTGCATATAAGACTTTGTAGCATGTATGCTCTTGCTCGATTCCATTCGTGCAATATTTCTTGATACTGTTTCGATTTCGTTCATTTTTCGATTAACGTCAACTGAATTATAGATTTGGAAACCTACAAGTACCGTTACAAGTAGCGAAAGCACGCCTACCAGTACACCTTGATAGTCAAAAGACAACTCAGGCGACCTCCATACCGATACACACACAGCTATTACGCTAAGTAACAACGATGCGACACTAATCAATATCGAATACTCTTTCTTCATATAATAATGTATTAATCCCTTAAATTGTTAAACAATGTTTATTGCTTTATAATCCTAAAGTATTTGTTTGATACTTTAGGATTATAAAGTATCTTTGCATCAGAAACGTAACAAATGCACGAAACAAAGATAGTAAAAAAACAACTAACCCCACACGATTATGAAAAGAAATGTATTACACGAGATTATGAGCCTTGCTTGGCAGTTCGTAAAGCGAAACGGCTTTACGATGAGTGAAGCACTGAAATGCGCCTGGGCTAACATGAAGCTGAAAGCTGCAATGAAGCAAAGAATCGTAAAGTTCTATTTTAAAAAGGTAGATGGTTCTGTTCGTGAAGCCTATGGTACTTTGAAAGAGAATCTGATACCTGCTACAAGTGGTGAAAGCAGAAAGAAGAATGACACTGTTCAGGTGTACTTCGATACTGAGAGACAAGAATACAGATGCTTCAAGAAAGCTAACCTTTTAAACATCGCATGACTATGACACGCCACGAAATCGAAGAAGAACTTGATGGGCTGTACAAAGACCTGAACTTCGCCTACAACGCAGATGAAGAGACTTTATGCAGGGCTTTCAATGCTGACAGCAAGCAAGGATACATCAAAGCACTTACTGAAGAGGTGGACAAATACGAAGCCCTTCTTGAAGAATACAACCTGCCTGAAGATGATGGCATGGACTACATTAACCTTCAGTTATCACAAGGCATGGCAGTGACACACTGGTAACTCACCTACCCTGCTGACGGACTGAACGGCAACCGATAGCGAGAATCGGGCAGGGTTCTACTTGATTGGTTCTTTGACATGATGAAAATTTTAGGTGTACCGCTACACCTAACGCAAAAGGGGTTCGACTGAGTAGCGATAGCGGCACGGTGAAAAGGATGTGAGTAAGGGACTGACAATAGGCGAACGCAGCGCATTAATCACCGTGAGAACAAAAACGACTTATACGATTGCAGGTGGCCGTAGGCCGGCTACAAAAACAATCTTCACTGATTAGACACCAGCATGAACTATATATACCCGTGGCTTACCAGACCTTTGATAAGCAGTAAGGCAACCACCGGAACGCCCACGGGAACGATATTTAATACACACGGTTATGAAAATACTACTTTTTCTCTGTGCATTGTCCGTTCTGGTAATGCACTTCAATCAAGACCTGTCTGCTATATACTGGATAGGATTTGTCGGGTTTATAATCACTGGTTTTTCAATCGCAAACAGACTGGACAATGAACGAGCTGCAAGAAACAATAAAAAGCATCTGTGATGAATTTGCGGACATCAACGCCATTCTGGCGGCACGCTCAAGGGAACTGGACAGACGGGAGCTGTTCGATAAGGAGATAGAAACCGAAATCAAGAACATTAAAAAGAATAGACATGAAAACAAATGAGGAATTACAGGGTATGACACATGATGAACTCGTGGCATACACACAGAATCTTCAACGCGAATCAGAGGAATACAAAAAATCAATGCTGTATTATATGGAAGAAAAGAAAAAGATTGAATCGAAGTTTGACAACTTCAAGAACATGGTCAAATCGCTGGTTGCACTAGTCGATTAGTTTTTATGGGTTATAGAAAATGGGTAGATGCCGGCCGTAAAGTCCGGCATTTTCATTGGCAGATAGTTCAGGCGGTAGAACACCATGTAAGGGTTAGCATGGAAGTCACGGGTTCAAGTCCCGTTCTGCCAGCAAACAATCAAATACTTAAACTATGGTTAGAGAAATTACAGTAGACGAAAACTACCAGACAGTACGTCTTTTTGACGAAATGAAGAAAGGGGACATCTACAAGGTTCCCTATGACAAGAAACGGCACAACGGAATCAAGCTGGAAGCATCACGCCGCAATCGTGACCTCCGCTTGATCGGGACACTTAAAAACAAAATGGACGTGAAATACCGGGTATCAGCAACAGAGTACCCGGGTTTCTCGGCAATTATCTGTTTAAAATAAAATGCTTATGATAAACGAAGATGTATTGAAAATCGTCTTAAACAACAAGTCTTTCGGGAAATACGAAGCAGCTTCGATAGTAGGCGGTCTCAAAAGGCTGAAAGAATTGTGCGAATCCGGAAGGATAAGATACAAGACCAAAGAAGGCGTGCCACACAGCAGATGGGCTTGTAATGCCTGGGACGTGATAAAACATGCAAAATTGATGTATTAAAACCAATTATTATGGAAGAAAAGCCAAATCTATATCAGAAGATACAGCTTGTCTCAAATGAGATAAAAAATATCGAAAAGAACCTGACCGTAGGCAAAGGTAATTATGCCTACAAGGCAGTACAGGACATTGATGTCACCTTGGAAGTGAAAGAAGCCGAGTCCAAGCATGGCCTTGTCAGTATTCCCATTAAGCAGGAACTTGTTAAATCGGAAATAATTAGAGTTGTCAAAGAAGGTGGAGGGGAATCCATCAACTATATGGACATCATTAAAATGACCCTACGCATTATCAATCTGGACAACACATCAGAATACATAGACGTGGAAAGTTTTGGGCGTGGACTTGACCCAGGCGACAAGGGATTTGGAAAGGCTTCTACTTATGCCAGAAAATACGCTTTACTTAATGCCTATAAGATTGCTACAGGTGAAGACCCTGATGAAAACAAATCCAAGGTGCAAACCCCTGCTACAGTAGATGAAGTGAAAAATATTGTCGTTGGTTACATGATGACCGACAATCAGTTTGCGCAGAACATACTGTCTTATTTCAATGTAGGAAGTGCTGATGACATGACAAGCGAACAGCTTAAAATGGCATATAACAACCTCAAGAAGAAAGGAAAGATATGACAGAAACCATGTACATAGGAAGCGGTGACGTTCATGCCTTGATGAGTGGTAAGAATACGAAATCACATATCGCCCTCATGCAGCGTTTCGTCAGCGGGATAAAGCCTTATTACAATGCTTTTGCCAGCCCCATAGATGCTTTACGTACGGGAGCCATTCTTGAGAACAGGTATCTTCTCACTTTGCCTGACAACTATTTTACACAATATGTTGTCAGGTCAGATGAAATGAACGTGTTCAAGTGCAGCCTAGACTTTGCTTGTATCGATAAAGGAAAGCTAACTGATTTTGATGAATTAAAGACTCTTTATCTTTCAGATTACCTTGATTTTATTGAGCCTATCAAGCATGACAACAAAGCTTTAATCGAATACGTCAAGAAGAAGCATAAAGCTTATTATTATCAGGTTCAGGAACAACTCTTTTGTACACATCTTAAAAGCTGTAACCTTGTTTTTCTGTCTGTAACAACCTACGACGACGAAGCCAACTGGCATCGTAATATTCTTCCCAATGAGTATTGTAAAATCCGTATCACTCGTGACGAACAGGCAATTGCAGAAATAAAACAACGTGGACAGATTTTCCAACAGATAAAAGATTTTTATTCAAACTAATATGGCAAATCAAATAACCGGACGGCTGGTCTATATTGGCCAGCCCCAAGAAATCCCATCCAAAAGCGGTGGCAACCCGTTTGTGAAACGAGAATTTATTCTTGATGCCACAACCTACGACCCCTATACAGGTGAACGAAGCCAGTACGAGAACGTCCTGCCACTTGAAGTAAGTGGTGACAAATGTGCCGAACTTGACCAGTTCAGAACCGGTGACGTAATAACGGTTTCCTTTTCCCTTCAAGGTCGGGAATGGACAAATCAGGACGGACAACTAAAACGTATGGTGTCTATCCGTTGCTATAAACTGGAAGGCCGTCAGCCAATGCACCAGCCAGCATCCGTGCCAGCACAGCAACCGGCACCGTCACAAACGCCAACCATGACACAGGCGTTTCCACCTGATGTAGATGCGAACGGAAATCCCAAAGACGACTTACCGTTCTAGCCTATGAGCATATTCAATCTGAAGAATGAATACGATATACCCAAGTTCAAGGCTTATGTAAACAAACTGTTCCAGGAGCATGCAGTTGTGGAAGTGAGAAAGAAGCTCCCTAACCGCACGCTATCCCAGAACAGCTATTTGCATCTGCTTTTAGGGTATTTCGGCAGTGAGTACGGTTGCAGCCTTGATGAAGCAAAGATAGACTTCTACAAAAGGACTTGCAACCGTGATTTGTTTGAGAGAAAGACGGTCAACAAGAAAGGCAAGGAAGTAACCTATCTGCGAAGTTCTGCAGAACTGACAACAGGTGAGATGACTTTGAGCATTGACCGTTTTCGTAACTGGAGTGCATCTGTTGCCGGCATCTATCTGCCTTCAGCCAACGAACAACAGATGCTAATTTTTGCACAACAAGAAATCGAACGTAATAAAGAGTTTATCTAAAATTTTGAGATTATGAAAAAAAGAAAATTTCCCCAAGATGTAGCAAGATTCTTTAATCCAGAGAAGTCAATTAATCCTAATTCAAGCGGCATTCATCAAAGAGAGAAGGCCTTACAAAGAAGTTTCATCCCTGTTTATAATGGTATGGGTACCGCTAAAAAGATTTATAATAGGTTCGGTGTAAAAAGTTATAGATAATTATGGACAAATTTTTAGGACAAGACATCCCTGAACAGGAACGATGGCAGTTCCTTCAGGACAACGCCGATGCGGTAGAGAAAATCGGATATACTCACCGATTCACCCCCGAAGAACTGGCTCAGAAGAAAGAGACTTTGGCCGAGGTATCAATCACCATCAACGATGTTGAATTGGAGAAGAAAGAAGCTATGGAAAGCTTCAAAGAACGATTGAAGCCTTTGAATGAAGAAAAGCAGGAACTTCTGGACCATATCAAAAGAGGTTCAGAGTTCGTGGAAAATGAAGAATGCGCCAAAATTCTTTATCACGAGGAAAAGATGGCCGGATTCTACAACAAGTTAGGTGAACTGGTTTACAGCCGACCGATCATGCCACAAGAAATGCAGAAGACAGTATTTAGTATTAACCGTAAAACAGGAACAGACAATTAATTATGAGTGAAAACAAAATCAACTTGGTTGTGCCGAAAGAATATAACGGTAAACCTATTGAAGTAGTATTAAGAGAAGGTAAGGCAGCAGAAGCACTTGACCCGAAAGAACCTGAAAGAGTAGTTATCAATGGAACGATAGATGCACCTTTCAAATGGCTGGAGAAGCGTATCGAATTGATTAATCAGAAATCGACCCACATCATCGTAAACCGTGATAATATGGGGTTAGCATTAACTATAGATGAAACCAACTATTATCAGACTAAAATCGGTGGAATCATTCAGCCTTCAAAGGAAATGAAGGAGTTCGGTATCAATACCGACAAGAAATGGGAACCTATCAAATTGTCCCAGTTCTTCAAGATGCACCGTGCCTTCTTCAAGGATAAGTCTGAGAACATGATGCTGGTTTCCACTTTGAAGAACTTCAAGGCGAAAGTGAATCAGGATATAGAACGTAGCAAAGAGGAAAACGGGAACAAGACGGATAACTATTCTCAAGTGGTTGATTCCAATCTGCCAAAATCGTTCAAACTGAATATCCCTCTTTTCAAAGGTTTTGCCTGTGAAGAAATCGAAGTTGAAATCTACGCCGATGTGGATGGACGGGAAGTTTCTCTTTCTTTGGTTTCTGCCGGTGCGAATGAGGCCATTGAAGAATACAAGAATAAGGTGATTGACGAACAGATTGAAGCAATCAAAGGCGTTGCACCTGACATCGTGATCATCGAAGTATAACTGACAGCCCGGAAAGACGGGCATACGGGCGCAAGCACAGGACGTGCTTTAGAGTGGAGTAATTGCGCAATATCTCCATGAACTTGCTTCATTGAATTAGCTAATATATGTGGCAAGTAAAACCGTGATGGTTGGGTGGGTTCGATTCCCACTGCGTCCACAAATAATCTCAAAAATAAAGAATATGGAAACAAAAAAAGTAACTCAAGTCGTTTACATCGCTAATGATGGAAAAGAGTTTCTTACAGAAGAAGAATGCAAGAAGCATGAAGCGTTTGTGAAAGAGGTTTTGTGTAATATTTCCTATTTCTGTATCCGTTGCAGACCTGATTTAACTGAAACTGGATACTATATGCATAGAATATATGCAGCAGTCCTTTCTAAAAATGGATTGTTCAGTAAGGAAATCGCATTTCAATGGGCTTTGAAGAAGTTTGGTACTTACTTAGGGGAAAGCGTAATGGGATATGGTTTCCAACCCAATTTTAATGTAAGTAAAGTTTCTAAAGAAGAATATGAAGAATGTCCTGCTACTGTATGGGGAGGCACTCCATTAAAAAGTGAAAAGATATTTTTAAGTCCTCAACAAGTAGATGGATTTCCAAAGAATATTGATTACATAAAAGAATGGGGATTCAAATAATGCCGTATTACATCAAGAAACCAAAAAAGAAGAAAGAAAAGCCTTTGCCGTTATTTGACAAGGCAGGTATCAAGATTAAGAAGAAGCCGGATTTAGTGGCCAAACTCGACAAAGTTTTCAGCCGCTATATCCGGCTTCGTGATTGTATGCCAAACGGGTATTTCCGTTGTATCTCATGCGGCCAGATAAAGCCATACGCACAGGCCGATTGCGGACACTTCCATTCGCGCCGCCACATGGCCACACGCTTTGACGAGGACAACGCCCATGCTGAGTGCCGGGCATGCAACCGATTCAGTGCTGACCATCTGATACAATATGAAAAGAACCTGAAGGTCAAAATCGGCCAGCAACGTTTCGATAAGCTGGCATGGAAGGCCGGACAAACAAAGAAATGGGCTGATTTTGAATTAATCGAACTCACGAAGTATTACAAGGCTTTGGGAGACAAACTAAGCAAGGAGAAAGGATTATGAAAAATATAACTATTGATGCAAGCTATGTAAACGTGCAAGACAACCATACATCGTTTGAATACAGCATAAATGGATATTTCTCTGTTGAATTGAATGTGCACGAATCCGATTTAAACGCATTGATGGAAAAAATGGATGAGGACGAGATGATTTATTTCTTGGAAGCTAAAGGATATAAAATAGAAAAAGAATGACCTACCAACTACGCGACTACCAACAGAAAGCTAGTAATGCAGCGGTCAGCTTCTTTGCTAACAGAGCCAAGAAGAACAATGCCATCATGGTACTGCCTACCGGAGCCGGTAAGAGTCTTGTGATTGCCGACATCGCCAGCCGTCTTGAAGGGCACACGCTGGTATTTCAGCCCAGTAAGGAGATACTCGAACAGAACTATCTGAAGCTCTGTTCGTATGGTGTTCTGGATTGTTCCATCTACTCTGCCTCATTCGGACGAAAGGAGATTTCAAGAATAACTTTCGCCACTATCGGAAGCGTAGTCAACCATCCGGAACTCTTCCAGCATTTTCAGAATATCATCATCGACGAGTGCCATCTGGTTAACCCGAAAGACGGAATGTACAAGAGATTTCTTTCGATGCTGAAATGTAAAGTTCTTGGATTGACGGCTACACCTTACCGTCTTTCATCAAGCAGGGATTTTGGCAGCATGTTGAAGTTCATCACACGCACACGCCCGTGCGTGTTCTCTGAGGTAATCTATCAGGTTCAAATCTCTACTTTATTGGATATGGGGTATCTTTCGAAGCTGAACTATTATCCAATGAATCCTTTGGGATGGAACGAACTTAACCTGAAGGTGAACACTACCGGAGCCGACTACACGGACAAGTCTGTAGTAAAAGAGTATGAGCGTATCGACTTCTACGGGTTTCTGGTGAGTATCGTGCAAAGGCTTATGAATCCCAAGAGCGGTGTAAAACGAAAAGGTATATTGGTTTTCACCCGTTTTTTGAAGGAAGCTGAACGCCTTACCTGGTCCATTCCCGGAACAGCCATCGTTTCAGGAGAAACACCGAAGAAGGAACGCGAACATATCCTTGAAGCGTTCAAGGCTGGAGAGATACCCGTTGTGGCCAACGTAGGTGTACTTACTACCGGATTTGACTATCCTGAACTGGATACGATTGTCATGGCCCGTCCGACAATGTCACTGGCTCTTTGGTATCAGATAGTCGGTCGTGCCATCCGCCCGCATCCAAACAAGGAGGCTGGCTGGATCGTTGACCTTTGCGGGAATCTGAAACGATTTGGCGAAGTCAAGGATTTACGCCTGGTGGATAGCGGAAACGGCAAATGGGCCGTGTACTCCAATAGCAGACAGTTGACTAACGTAAGATTCTAAGATTATGGAAGGATATATAAAACTAAGCCGCAAGTTCTTCTCGAATGATATGTGGAATGAAGCCCGGACTTTTAGCAGTTGCGAAGCGTGGCTTGACTTGATTCAGTCAGCGCGATTTGAGGCAACGCCCCGTATGGAGAGTATCGGAGGTCGAGAAGTCTCTTATACAAGAGGACAATATCCTGCATCCATAAGATTCTTATCAAAGCGTTGGAAATGGTCTGAGAGGAAAGTACGGACGTTTCTTGCCTTTCTGAGAAGAGAGAACATGATAACTCTTTCCAAAGAACAAGGAATGAATGTAATAACCTTGGTAAAGTACAATGAGTATAATGGCTCAGAGTCTGACACAGTAAGTGACACAAGCAATGACACAATGAGTGACACAAGTATCATTCAGGAAATCAATAATTTACGTTTGCAAGTGACACAGCTAATGACACAAGTGGCGACACAGCAGGTGACACACCCTGCCAAAGAGCCAGAAAAGCGACACACGGGTGACACAAAGCAAATAAAGGAGAAGAATATTATTAAAGAAACTACTACTAACGTAGTAGCAAAGAAAGACGCGGCTAAAGCCGCTACTCTCTCCCGGAAAGAATCCTTCTACCAGTCGTTAGTCCCTTATGTCGGCCAGTACCCGAAAGAAATGATTCGCGCATTCTTCGATTACTGGAGCGAGCTTAACAAGTCAGAAACCAAGATGCGCTATGAATTGGAAAAGACCTGGGAGCTTCCAAGACGGCTGGCAACCTGGGCCAGTCGTGAGAAAGTGCCTTCAAAAACAAATGTAGGCATAGTTCTGAAGGATAATTCACCGGAAAAATACAAGAAAGGCTGGTAAACATGGAACAGATAAATTTTCAACAGACAATCGAACGGCTTAAAGATACGGGCTTCTCCCCTATTCCTAACATCGTACAGGTAACCGTTCCGGATGCCAAAAGAGTTCTCTGGGCCGGTATCAGGTACTTCACTGGAGAAAATGCCAGATGGCTTCCTGAGTACGAAGAAGTGGCAGGCTGGCTGGCCGGCAATGAAGGTCGCGGACTTCTGTGTTTCGGCAACTGCGGACGCGGAAAGACCCTTATCTGCGGAAAGATTCTTCCTTTGGTTCTTAACCATTACTGCCGCAAGGTGGTAAGCTGCTACGATGCACAGCAGATGAACGCTGATTTGGACGCTGTGAAGCAAAAACACATCATCTACGTTGACGATATAGGGACAGAGAATCTTAGCGTCAAATACGGCGAAAAAAGGCTTGCATTCGCTGAGCTGGCAGACGAAGCCGAGAAGAAAGGAAAGCTTCTCATCCTGACCACCAACCTCACGATAGACGAGCTGAGAGAGAAATATGGGGAAAGAACCATTGACCGGCTTAGGGCGATAACGAAAACCGTTCTCTTCAGCGGTGAAAGCCTGAGAAAATGATATGAAAATCATAATCAACTGGGTAACTCGTGACTGGAACCTGATCAGGAGGCTGCGCGAGAAATACCGTCTTCCACAATACATGAACGTGAACGGACTCACAGAGGCAGAGGTTGACGAAGAGACATTAAGCAATCTCCGCAAGGGTGAGCCAAAGTATTTAATCATCAGAAAAGTAGAGAAATGACAAGACAAGAATCAGAAAGAAAGCTCAATGAACTGAGAAAGAAGTATATCGCCTTGATTTCATCCATGAACTTTGCCAAAGCACAGAAAGTCAAGAACAAGATTGACTCCCTTGAAAGAGAGCTGGAACCGCATTCCTTGGGAGAACTTCTTCAGGACTATACACCGGAGTTCAAGGTAGAAATGCTTCGCAAGATGCACAAGCTGTTTATCTACTCCGATTTGCTTGAAGGTGCGGCACTGGAGTTCCAGTCTGAACTTGAATCAAACGGAATAGATGCTCAGGTAGTTTTTCAGGTAAAGCGCGTACTGAAAGAACTGAGAAGCATAGTACGAATACCGGATGAAGAGAAAAACGCTTCACTGTCTGACAACTTTGCCGGGATGTGTGATGAAGCCGGACTTGTAGTGAGTAACATAATCAACAAATATCTTGCAAAATGATAACGGAAAATGACCCAATGCTTCCACGTAAAGTGGATTTGGAGAAGAACCCTTCTGGAACCGAACTGAAAATCGCCCAGCATCGGGAATTGGAGAAACATGGAAGGTACGTAGCTATCCCAGGAGACAAGACACGGACGAGAATTTTCGTCCGCAACGGTGAGGATGCGGAAAAGAAGATAGCCGCATACTTGGAGAGAATCAACAACCGACCTCAAAGATGGAACTGATATGATAAAGTTACTCTATATAGACCTTTTCTGCGGTGCCGGGGGAACCAGTACCGGAGTAGAAAACGCACGCTACGCAGATGAACAGTGCGCTAAAGTTGTCGCTTGTGTGAACCACGACGCAAACGCTATCGCCAGCCATGCGGCCAACCACCCGGATGCGCTCCACTTCACGGAGGACATCAGAACATTGGAACTGTCTCCTTTGGTGGCCCATGTAGAACGAATGAAGAAGATTTATCCGGATGCACTGGTTGTATTATGGGCCAGCCTTGAATGTACGAACTTCAGTAAAGCCAAGGGCGGCCAGCCACGGGATGCCGACAGTAGGACGCTGGCTGAGCATCTTTTCCGATATATCGAGGCTATTGATCCAGACTACATACAGATAGAGAACGTTGAGGAGTTCATGTCATGGGGCGATATGGATGAAAAAGGACACCCCATCAGCAAGGACAAAGGACGATGCTATGAGAAGTGGAAACGCAACGTCAGGAAATATGGTTACGATTTTGACTGGCGCATTCTTAACGCTGCCGATTATGGGGCATACACCACTCGCAAGCGGTTCTTCGGTATCTTCGCCAAGCGTGGACTTCCGATTGTGTTCCCTGAACCTACTCACTGTAAAGATGGGAAGTCGGATATGTTCGGACGATTGGAAAAATGGAAGCCGGTCAAGGAAGTGCTGGACTTCTCAGACGAAGGAGATAGTATATTCTGCAGGAAGAAGCCGCTGGCCGAAAAAACTCTTGAACGCATCTATGCCGGACTGATTAAGTTCGTGGCTGGAGGTAAGGAGGCTTTTATTGTAAAGTATAACTCTATGAGTCGGACGGGGAAATACCAGGCACCAAGCGTTGACGAACCATGCCCGGTTGTGGCAACACAAGGACGGCTTGCATTGGCAAAGGTAAACTTCCTCTCCAAGCAATTCAGCGGCCATCCAGATAGCAAGAACATATCTGTGGAAGGCCCTGCCGGAACTATCACCTGTAAAGACCACCACGCTTTCGTCTCAGCCTATTACGGGAATGGTCATAACCATTCTGTAGAACTTCCAGCACCGACAGTTACGACTAAAGACAGGTTGGCATTGGTAAATTCTGTTTTCATAGACAACCAATACGGTGCCGGAAAACCGACATCCATTGAGCAACCGGTTGGTACAGTAACCACGGTTCCTAAGTTCAATGTGGTAAGCTGCAAACCGTGGATAATGAATACAGCTTTCTCGAATATTGGAAGCAGCATTGAGCAACCTTCTCAGACCATTACAGCCAACCGCAAATGGCATTACCTTATGAATCCTCAGTTTGCCAGCGCCGGAGGTTCTGTAAACAACCCATGTTTCACACTTATAGCCCGCATGGACAAAATGCCGCCTTATCTGGTAGAGGTTGAAGGAGGTATCGGCATACAGGTTACACCTGATGACAGTCCGATGACAATCAAGATTAAGGAGTTTATGGCTTTGTATGGCATCATTGACATAAAAATGCGTATGCTTCGGATAGCAGAACTCAAGAAAATAATGGGATTTCCTGAAGACTATGTACTGATTGGCCCCCAGTCAGACCAGAAGAAGTTCATCGGCAACGCCGTGGAGGTGAACATGGCTCGTGTGCTTTGTGAGGCTATCTGTAAGGAGATTATAAGAAAAAGAAAAGTTGCATAAAATGGTTAGTGAGGTACATAACATGGACTGTATGGAATACATGCGGAACATACCAGATAAGTTCTTTGAGCTGGCAGTGGTCGACCCTCCATACGGAATAAATGCCCCGAACATGTCGATGGGTAGCAACATGAACCGTAGGCATGGAGGATACAATGGTGAAAGTATAGCTAAAAGACTGAAAAAGAAACGCTTTAACCAAGGAGCCGGAAAACTTAAGAACCGAGCATTGAATACAATGCAATGCGATTGGGATTATCATCCTCCCTCAAAAGAGTATTTCGAGGAACTGTTCAGGGTAAGCCATAATCAAGTGATATGGGGAGGCAACTATTTTCCTCTACCACCTACACGCGGGATATTGTGCTGGGATAAAATGCAGCCTTGGAAGAATTTTTCCCAGTTTGAGCTTGCTTGGACTTCTTTTGATTGTCCGGCATCTATCATTCATTTATCAAATACAGGCGGAAACAATAAAGAATCAAAAATCCATCCAACCCAGAAACCTATCAAACTCTATCAATGGATTCTTGAAAAATTTGCTAAAACAGGTGACAAAATACTGGACACGCACCTCGGAAGTGGAAGTTCCAGAATAGCAGCTTATCGGATGGGGTTCGATTTCTATGGTACCGAAATAGACAAGGAATATTTCGATGAACAAGAGAAAAGGTTTCGGAGAGAATGTTTTGGAGAGATTAAAACGTCTGAAGGAATTATTGTGCAACAAAATCTATTTTAAGTCATGGGAAAGCTAAAAGTCTATTATGGATGGGCCAGAATAGGCAATGTCCGTAAGAAGCGTGCTTTGTCAGTAATGTTCGAAAACGAAATGCTGGGATGCAGGAGTGATCGTGGACAAAGGTGTCTAAGAACACTTCAAGACACCGTATTTGAACGGTACCAGACTGATGAAGAAGAAAAGGAAGGTAAACGTCAGAACCGGATATTTACTGAGTACAGCCTGTTCCTCGACGAGAAGCCGATAAATGGTAGCCTTCAAAGATGCTTGCTGATTAACAGAGAAGCTGACAAGAACAATGTTTCTAAGACCATGAGTGAAAGAATCTTCGAGGCATTGAGAAAGGCTTTCTTATTTTCAAATCCTGGGTATAAAGAACCTTACTCACAACTTGAATTGAAATTTGAATGATATGGGAAAGCAGGAAAGTGTGAGCGATTTTTATCAGTTCGCAAAGGATTTGGCCAAAGCTGAAAAGGAGCTGAAGGTTGAGCGATGGGTTGAAGTCACTCTTTATTACGGATATGCAGATAAACAAGTAAGTCTTTATCACTACGACCTTCCCCGTGAAATGTATTTCCGCTACCAATGGGTGATTAGATGGAGGATGGCGAAATTTCAGTGTCAATATCCAAAACAGATTATTGGTATAAGTCTGTATCACTATGATAAGCGTTCTGGAGAATCTATGGAGGTTAACGGCTGTCTTAGTAAACTTATATCCGCAAAAGCCCAGATAACGAAAGTAGAACGCAAGATGAATGAGTACATCGAGCACAACCGTCAGAACAACATGTTCTTTGACGAGAATACGGACGAGGAGCTGGTTAAGTTCCGGGAGAAACTGGAGCGAAAGAAACTTGAATGTGCTGAGTGTGAAAAGAGACTTGAACAATTTGTAGAAAAAAGGAGGAAAGAAAATGGCTAACATTGTCAAATTGACCGGATGCAAGGAGGTTTCGCATGATATATATGCTTACTTCACTTGTGATGCTGAAAAAGCATTGAAGGCTTTGGAACTTGAGATACCGTGTACTGGGGCAAATAGCACTGGGGCATACAACATCTACTTTAATGATGAGGGAGAAATTATCTGTGAATATATGACGTTCTGTGTTACACGTGAGTTTAAGAAAGTTTCATCCATACAGGATGCTGTTGAATGGATGGATAGGAAAATGGATGGATAGGAAAATGAATGGAAATGAGTAAAACGAAATTGTATTACCTGTTTCTGGCAGTCATGTGGTGGCTGCTTGGATAGGTGGAAAGGAGAAGCTATGAAACAAGTAAAAGTGAAAATTGAAACAACTGTTGAAACCATGTTAGGTGATAAGCCTGTAAATGAATTTCTTGGTGATGTTGCAGATATATGTCATACATCATTGGAGTATTCAACATCAAAACATGAAGGGTGTGAGACGCTCTATGAGGACCAAGAATATGAAGATTACAGAAATGACATGGAGGACAGGATATCTGTTCTTGAAGGTGCTATTTGTCGCATTTTAGAGTTATTGGAGGATTGATTATGAAAGCAATATCCATCAAACAGCCGTGGGCGAGCCTAATCGCTCACGGTATAAAAGACATCGAAAACCGAACATGGAAGTGTCCTCAGAAGTACATCGGCCAAAGGGTGCTTATTCATGCAAGCAAAGGTAAAGGAGATGGTTGGGTATTAAATAAAGAGCAAGGGTTAAAACTACAAATGCATCCCTCCAATCTTAAAAGTACATTCTATGATGATTTACCTTTTGGTGCCATCATCGGAAGCGTGGTTATAGCCGACTGCGTACAGAACCATCCTTCAGTCTGGGCTGAGAAAGGCTGCTGGAACTGGGTGCTGAAAGATGCGGTACTGTTTGATAAGCCGATTATGAATGTGAAAGGAAAACTTAGTTTTTGGGAGTTTTCTTGTTTCTTATTTCTGCTAATTTTATTCTAAGCAATTCTCCAGGCGCCATAATTGTAGGGAAAAGTACCCCCAATGCAATTTCCTTTAATGCCAATATGATATTAAATGAGTATTCTTCAATAAAAATCATTAATATGAGTTGATAAGTAGTGAAAAATATTAACGCTATAGTTGAAGTTATAAAGTTTAATCTTGTAATACATTGGGCGTTATAGTCTATTAAGCGATGAACAGGAAACCAAAAAATTAATAATGCAGTTGATAAGAAATAGAACAAAGCAGAATAGCATAATGTCCCTCCAATTGATAATATAATCTCTTTAGAAAGTGGATAGTTTTTAAATTCCGGTATTATCAGGAAGCATATTAAGTAAATAATTAATGCGTTACATATGAGAGTTATTATTATAATTTTCCAATATACTCTTAATGATGAGAATAGTTTTATCAATGCATCCATATCACAATTTAATTAAATATACCAACAAAAATATGATATATTATTGATATATGAAAATCTTACTGACAACCCTTGTCAGTGCTTTGTGAATACCCGGTAACTGCTTTGTGGCGGTTATCGGGTATCATATTTTCAACCAATTAAGAACCAATTATTATGAACTTAAACAAATTGAGAGATAAGGCCTACCAGTGCGCGATAGCTCACGGATGGCATGAAAAGAATCTGAGTGATGAACACTTCCTTTGCCTGGTCATATCCGAACTTATGGAAGCGGTGGAAGCGGACCGGAAAGGGAAACATGCGAAAGTTGCAATGTTCAAAGAATGGCAAGGGAATAGCGTTCCATTGACCGAAGAAACTAGGAAAAGGAGATTCATGGAAGACTTTGAGGCATTTATCAAAGGGACTGTCGAGGAAGAACTTGCCGATGCCTGCATCCGTCTGCTGGATTTGGCTGGATTGAGAGGATATGATTTGGATAGCTTCGACTACGAAGGAAGCGATACGGAAGATTATTCCGATATGACCTTCACGGAGTCCATGTTTAGAATCTGCGTCTATGTCACCGACAACTTCTACCGGGATGAACTATATATCCTCCTAAATGAGATATTCGCTTTCTGCAAAGACAGAAGTATAAACATCTTCTGGTTTATCAATCAGAAGATGAAATACAATGAACTTCGTCCGTATAAGCACGGATATAAAAGCTACTGACCATGAAACACGTATTCTACGCCTTAATCATCATACAAGCCCTGTACGAGCTTGTGAAGCTGCTCAAATGTAAATCCATATACCGACATGTAAAAGTCTTTCAGAAGCTGGATAAGACATCAAAAAGATGGTATCTGATGGCGCATCCGTGGCTTCATGTTGCATTATTCATGGATACTATCGGACTTATATTGCTGGGGATGGGATTGTTTTCAAGCCAATGGATATGTTTCCTTGTTGTCCTGGCCATGAGTTTCAGTCAGATCCAAAAGTTGGGAGCATGGGCGGTGTTCCTGGACAGTCTGGTTACGGTTATCATCTACGCTTTCGCCATCCTGAACGCATATCACTTGGCATAAAATAAAAAAGGGAGCCAGCCCACACGATTAGAAGCCAACTCCCCCACACGATTTTGATGCAAATATAAGAATTTCCAACTAAATAAATCGTGCTATGACAAAAGAATTTTCATCAATCGTGGAGCTGAAATCAATACGTGAACAGAAATCAAGATTATCAGAACGTGAGCAGGAGTTATCCTCCCCCATCCTGACTGATTTTACTCTCATCTCGGAGATTTATGAGTGGTTCAGAGAGATACTTTCCGAGGCAGATTGTCCGCCCAATCCGGAAAGTGTTACCCAGCGGAAGAAGTTTCTCTTTATCGTGTTGTTTCTCTTCGCCCCCAGTGTTCTCGCCGGCGGACGGCTGCCGAACGGTATCCGGGCAGAAATTTCCGGCGTGTTCCCGGATGTTTCCCCATGTGTAATATCGAACAATATCGCCGATGTTTCCTTTATCTACCAACAGTATAAGGATTTCCGGCAGGATATAGAGTATCTTTACAACGAGATTGTAGAAAGATTGAAGGTCAAAGGATTAATCAAGTAACCCCGTTCCGAAAGGCTCGGGGTATTTTATTCAATCAAGACCCTATATGCCTTGAGGTATTTATTCAACCGTTCCAAATCCTTTTCCAACAGACTGTGCAATCTGGTAATATCCATATTGTCTTCCAGGTCGTGTATCTTGACCTGGCGACCTATCGGGTTTTGTTTTGAACGTATAACAAAATCCTCATAACTTTCACCTTCGTTGCGAGTCACAGACAATACGGCTTCTACAATGCTCTTTGGAAATCCTTCCGAAAGCAAATAATCGGGTGTAACGTCCGTGTCTTCTATCGTATCATGGAGTATGGCCACTATTCTTTCTTCATCCGTCTTGCATCTGTTTGATACACGTATCGGGTGGAGAATGTAAGGGACACCAGACTTGTCCGTCTGTCCTTCATGCGCTTTGGTAGCAATAGCAAGCGCCTTTTCAAGTAAGTTATTGTTCATCATTGATTATGTTTTATTTTCAATTGAAAGGATGAAAGCCGGAGCGTTATGCTTCCGGCTTCATGTATGTTAATATGGAATTTTACTTTTAATCTCATTTATAATATCAATTTGTCTATAAAGAGGAAAATATGTTTCAAAATTTAATTCACTCCATTTTTCAGGAAGTATTTCTTCCCAATAGCAATGCCTTATTTCATCTTGTTCCTTTTTACTATCACCTTTAAGTATCCTTTTTATTTCAAAACCTTGAAATTCAATCATTTCTACATATTTCCAGGGGCTATGCCATCGTATGGCTACAAATTTCTCAACATCTTTTGGGCTTCTATAGAATTTAAAGCTATTAATTAATTCAACTCGATGAAAAGAATAATTGACATCATTATACTTAATAATAATCTCTTTCAAATCATCATCCAATAGTTGATGTATATAAATATATTTTGATAATTGAATCGTGTTGTAATGCTGTTCGTTCTCTCTTTCTAATATATAGTGCCATATAATAGGTTCTGTTTCAGAAGATTTTTCTTCTATTTTTTTAGTTAAAGTAGCTGATTCTGGAGTAATAACGAGTGTGTAATTTTCAGATTCCCATAAGCCTAATATATTCTCCAGCTTTAATTTTTCCATTGAAATCATAACAAATTATTTATATTATTTGATTTTCATGTTAAGGTAATTAATAAAAGCACTACAAGACACAAGCATGAATAATGCTTCTTCTGCTTGAGGAGCATTGGTATCATCCATCAGTGCATGACGAATGCCTGTAGTTTTGTCATTGGTGTATCCATAAAGACATTCAAAAGCTTTCCTTAATACAGTAGGAACAACGACTCCTTTTTCTTCCATTTTTTTAAAGTTAAGTACATTTTCCCCAGTTATATTTCGGGAAATTGCTTCTACAGCAGATATGGATTCCTTTATGGAATTTCTATAATCAGCCACTGGCCTTTTAGAATACAATTCCAATGCTTTGCTTAAATGTTCTCTGATGTTGCTATCACTTGTGGTTATTGCTGTTTCTATTGATTTGATTTCTTCCTCTGCTGTTATTTCTACAATTTCCTTGTTTACAATGCGATAAGCAAAATTCAATTTCGTAAAACAATGATTTAACTCACCGACAAAAATATCCGCAGAAATAGAAATTCGTTGTTTTTTGCTCCTTTCATAGGATGAATATAAATATTTGATACAATATTCTATAATATCAAGTTTCTTAAACCATTCGTTATTGTCATTTATAATATAATTTGTTATAACCATACGATTACTTTCCCAATCAAATAAGCGTAAATTAAGATATTCAATCCAGATATTTTTATTCATATCATAATATAGATCAAGCATATTATAATCTCTCAGTCTTTCAAAAAGCATGTCGTAACATGTTAGAATTGCATTTTTCATTTCTGGTGTAATTCTTTCCCTAATAATTACATCTGATGGTTTGATGTATCCATATCTTTCTGAAAATAGTGCCATTGTTTATTCCCCTTTCTCTATTTTAATATATTGCAATATATAATGCCATTATTTTAGCATTTTATTGAGAATTTCCACTTTTTCTTTAAACTCATCTATCAATTTCGCTTCATCAACATGAATACCTTTTATATCTACAGAACAGGATTCACAAAACCTTTTATCTACTGGATTTTTATGGCCATGCTCACAAATAAACTTATCTTCTTCCTTCTTACTAAAAACACCAGATTTGACCTTTTCTATCTTTCCCGTGTCTGGCAAATTATCAAAAATATCACATATTTTATTCATCAAAATCAGTTCATTACTATCGTAATAATCTGATTTTAACGATAAAAATTTGATAGCTTCGTGTATGTCTTGATTACAAATTTTCAATATGGAGGCAGCATCAAACAAATTACATTTACTTATTAATGATATAAGCAAATCTTTTCTATCTGCTTTGATGTATAAATCATACATTAATGGAACCATTATTGATTTTGGATACGTTGCCAATACATTTTCAATCATTTCTGCAGCTTTTATATATAAATCAGATTTATTTCTTATATACAAATCTACAAGCTCTTCTATTATTTCTTTTTGGGGATTTTCAATAAGGAACTGTACCCAATCTTCTCTAATCTGTTCCTTGTTTTGAAGCTGTTTTTGAATGAAGCGTTTTCTGATTTCCCTGTCTAGATCTGATTGACTAATAGTATCTGTTTTCACATTCCTTTCATATTCTGCATTATATTCAATTTTACATGCAGTACCTGACACTGATACCATAAACATAGATTTGTCTTTTCCTGATATTTCATCAAAGTCCACTTTAAAACCTACAATAGCATTAGCTCCTATTTTAACAGCTTTATTTTTTAAGTCCTTAGAGGCTTCATTGTATATATATTCTAATTTTCTTTGGTAAGAATCAGATTTACCACCGAAAAAGTCAGAGAAGGAGGCTGCAAAATCAGAAAAAATATTGGTACCAACTACAATATTACTACAAATGACATCAATATATTGTTTAATAATCCCGTTTTCAATATTCTCCGTTGTTGATACAATAAATTTGTCTTTCATAATATTTACTTTTATAGATTAAACATTCAATTCCAATAACTTCCTTAAATCTTCAAAAGAGTGAACTTCATATAGATTTCCTTTTACTTTAACGTAGCCGTTCACTTCGGAATCTTGAGAGTTCTCTGCAAACAAATCGACAATACTAACCCCTAGCGCTTTTGATATATCTCCCAATTTTCCGATGGTAGGATTGCCGGAAACAGCTGCATATAAAGCCTGGTAAGTTACTCCCATCTTCTTTGCCAAATCTTGCATAGTTATTCCCTGTTCCTTACAAATTTCTTGTACTCGTAACATGTTATTCAAATTATAGTTTGATGCAAATATAGGAACATTTTTCAAATCATAAGTAGATATATCAAAGAATAATATCAAAAAATAATTTGAAAATTTTCTGCTAAAAGTTTTGTTTATTCAAAATAAAGCTTGATATTTGCAATCAGAAAATCAAAATATAATTTGAATAACAATTTAAATACACACGATTATGAAGGCTTTAAAAGAACAGGTAGAAGAAATTAAGAGCATGAAAGGTTCTAAGGCAGCAAAGAAAGCAGCTTTCGTCAAGTTGGGTTTGAGAAAGTATGAAGTTGAATTGCTTATGTCTGAATTGCCAAAGGCAATCAGAGAAACACACAAGTTCACTTTTGGTGTTGAGATTGAATGCCTGGTAGCTGCAAGCCTTATGAGAGAAAGTGCAACAAGAAACGAAATGCCTTTTCAGTATGAGGGTTATAATCACGTTGACAACAACCACTATTACAAGTTTGTATCTGATTCTTCTATCAGAGGTGAAAACCCTATTGAGTGTGTTTCACCGGTTCTTACAGGTAAAGAGGGTATGAAAAGCCTAGAAACATGCTGCAAAGCTTTGAATGAAGCAAATGCACAAGTGAATATATCTACAGGCTTACATGTGCATATCGGGGCTGCCACTCTGTCCGGCGAAGCCTATGTAAATGTGTTCAAGAATTATCAGAAACTAGAGAAGGTGATTGATACTTTTATGGCTCGTTCAAGACGTGCAAACAGCAGCCAGTGGTGCAAGACTCTTCAAGGTATAAGTTTTGAATGTTGCAGAACGAGATATGATGTTCTAAATGTAATGAGAGGCAACAGATATTTTAAGGTGAACGCCTGTTCTTATGCCCGTCACAAGACTATAGAGTTCAGACAGCATCAGGGCTCTACAGACTTCGAAAAGATTTCTAACTGGGTTAACTTCTGCGCCAAGCTGGTTGCATGGTCAAAGAAGAACGTGCTGAATTCAGAGATTAATTCAATTGACGAGATACCTTTCTTGACAAAGAAAGAAAAGTCATTTTTTAAATCACGTGCTGAGGTTCTTGCATGAGCCTCACACGGTTAAAATCAATCAGATATGTGTTGTATAATATATAAGCCAAAGGGTGTTCAGATGCCAACTCTGGGCACCTTAAATAAGATTCAGAGAATCAATCATCATGGCTACGGATTTGTCTCTTCAAAACATAGATACAAGACAATGGATTATCAGAAGTTTTTGGCTCATCTTTCAAAGGTGGGTATTGAAGAAGAATGTATCATTCACATGAGGTGGGCAACGCATGGTTCTAAGTGTAGAAAGAACTGTCACCCGTTTGTCGAGAATGGCGTTTATTTTGCCCATAATGGTGTTTTGCCTATTCAGTCAGTAAATGATATGACAGACAGTGAAATCTTCTTCAGAAGCCAAGTTTACCCCCTTGTAATGAAATACGGGTATGAATCGAAAGTGACAGAATCCATGATGATGGCTGCCGCTGGCAGTTCTAAGTTCGCCATGATGTACAAAGGAAAAGTAAAGCTGTATGGCGATTACACGAAATTAAACGGTGTGTATTATTCTAATTTGAGATGGCTATGAAATCAATAAACGTAAATGGTTGCAGCGTATGCCAGCCTGGTAGTGAAAACTATTGTACCTATACTACCAGATTAAGAGGCAAAAAAGTAAAAATGTATCAGTATGATTACAAAACAGATTCAGGTGAGTTGTTTACTTGTTGTGCCCCAACACTGGAAAAGTGCAGGGAGAAACGTGACGCATGGCTAAAAAGCAAACATTTGGCTTAATGTTTCGTATGCGTTGAATTGTTATTCAAAATTGTCTTCATAATTGGGTATCTTTGTATAGATACCATCGCGGGTTAGAGCAGTGGTCAGCTCGTCACTTTGACTTGGTGAAGGCCGGTGGTTCGAATCCATCACCCGCAACTAACATTTAAACTTTACACGATTATGGAAATACTTACGCTTATCATCAAACAGAAGTTCTTTGACGAAATCTTGTCAGGCAAGAAAACACAAGAATTCAGAGAAATCAGGCCTACAACACAGAAGAAATACTGCCAGCTTGACGCTGATGGCTATTGTGTCGAGAAAGACGGTGTGTTACAGCCTAAGCATTACGATGCAATCCAGTTCTTTGTAGGCTACAATAAAGACAGAGCCAGCGCACTGGTAGAAGTCAAGGATGCAAAGATAGAGCTGTTTGAAGATGAAAATCACAATCTGATTGAATACACCTATCAAGGTGAGATATATCTGGCAGCACAGGTCGTTTATGGCCTTGGCAGAATTATTGAAAAGCATGTTTAACCCTTTAAATTTTCGTTGAGTCAGAACAAACAGAAGCACATTTTCAACTGGTGGCTACCGTGGTGGCCGTAGAGGTTTGACTACAGAGAATGGTGGTCTCTCTCAGGGTGGCAGATTTATCACCCGAAGACAGCAGTATTATAACGTCCGCACAGGACTTGGCATGAGTGGCGGATAATGACACTGCAAGAAAGGACATACAGTCATATTGACCTCGTCAGACAGAAGACTGACGGGGTTTTACTGTTTCTATCGCTGGGTAAGGATTCTTTGGTATTACTGGACATGATCTACCCGAAGTTTGACAGAATAGTCTGCGTGTTCATGTACTTTGTCAAAGGCTTAGAGCACATCGAGAGATGGATTGGATGGGTAAAAGCCAAATATCCGAAGATAGAGTTTGTTCAGGTACCCCACTGGAACCTTACCTACATTCTTCGCGGTGGTCTGTATTGTGTGCCAAACCACAAAGTGAAGCTTTTGAAGTTGGCTGATGTTGTGAAAGCCATGCAGCTCAGATATGGACTTTACTACACTTTCCTGGGCATGAAGAAGGCCGACGGCATGAACCGCCGTTTAATGCTGAAAGGTTATGAAGCAAACGGGTATGAGAACAACGGAATGTGCTATCCTATGGCCGATTGGACACAGAAAGACATTCTATCTTACATGAAACAGAACAGCCTTCCGGAGCCTGTCAGATATTCACTGAAGGCCAGTTCGGGCGTAGGCTTTAATCTGGATTGTATGCTATGGCTGGAGAAGAACTACCCGCAGGATTTACAGAGAATTTACAAGGTATTCCCGATGGCAGAAAGAATCCTTTGGGAACATAAACAAAAGCAATAGGTATGGAACTAAGCAAATACATAAAGAGTGAATCGGTAGAACTTAACCGTTCCGCCATCCACTTCGCAGATTATAACCCCCGGAAATTGTCTGAGGAATCCCGGAAGACATTGAAGCGGGGTATTAAGAAATTCGGGCTGGTTGGAGGAATCGTAGTCAACAAGCGGACTGGCCTTACTGTCGTATCCGGTCACCAGCGTCTGACAGTCATGGATGAGCTGCAAAAGTTCCCGGAGAACGACTACAGAATTCGCGTTGATATCATTGATGTAGACGAAAAGCAGGAGAAGGAATTGAACATCCTGATGAATAATCCCAACGCGCAAGGTTCATGGGACTATGACGCTTTGGCCCGATTGGTTCCGGATATAGATTACCAGGATGCAGGTTTGACGGCAGCCGATTTGAATATGATAGGCTGTGATTTCTTACTCCAGACAGAAGAAGAAAGTTCTATCGCTGATGCTTTGGAGGATATGATGGCACCTGTCACAGAGCAGAAAGAAGCTGAAAAGGCCGCAAAGCAGATGGAAAGAGCTGAAAAGGTAGCTCACATGAAAGAAGTAAAGCAGCAGGTGAAGAATGCAGCCCAGAAACAGGCTCAGGATATGGATGCTTATCTGATGCTTTCCTTTGACACGTTCGAAGCTAAGGCAGCCTTCTGCGAGAGATTTGGTTACGACCCCTACTCCAAATTTATCAAGGGAGAAGTATTCGATGAACAGATAGAAAGAATTGAATGACAACATGAAATTTTAGGAGGAAAGTCGAGTCAGAAGAAAAACATATAGCCAGTTGTATCAACAGTCAAGACGAATAATGTACAACGCCGGAAGGCAATACGGGCTTGGTACAGACAGACAAAAAAGTATAAGAGACAGAACGAAGTCTATAATGGAAAGATATGCGGCAAGGATAGACAGCTATTTCTCAAAGAGAGGGATTGATATTTATGGTGATAAGCCTGTTTCTCGCCGCATTTATATGGGTAACAATAACGGATGATTGATTATGAAAAGTGAATCTCAAAAAAGCAAACATACAGGACGAAAGCCCAAATTCGATTACAAGAGTGAGGAATTCCTCTCTCAGGTGGAGACGTATGCCAAAAAGGGATTCACGGACAGAGAAATCGCTTTTGCGTTAGGCCTGGCTCCCCAGACGTTCTGTGAGAAGAAGAATGAACACTCTGAATTATGCGAAGTATTAGCGCGCGGGCGTGCGACCATCACTGCAGCTGTACGTGCCAAGTTCCTTGCTGTAGCTTTGGGCGGTATCAAGACCAAGAGTACAGTAGTTAGAAAGCTGAAAGACCAGGACGGAAACCTGACCGGCGAAGAAGAGCTTCAGGTAAGTGAAAGCGAGCTGGCTCCCAACCTTCAGGCAATGTCTGTCTGGCTATATCATCACGACGATGAATGGAGGAAGGTTGAACGCCGTCAGGACGAAGACGCAGATATTCCAAAGGATATTAACCACGGAATTTCTATTGACTCATGGATTAAAGACAAACTGAAATGATTGTACCCCAAACGATATATCATCCGCTATATACCGATAGCGAGAAATTTATCATTCTCATTACCGGTGGCCGTGGCTCGGGGAAGTCTTTCAACGCTTCTACCTTCATAGAGCGGCTGACGTTCGAGATGACTCCCACAGAGAAGATAGTCCACCAGATTCTTTATACCCGTTACACGATGGTATCTGCAGGGATGTCTATTATTCCTGAAATGATGGAAAAGATAGATTTGGATGGAACCACGAAGTATTTCAAGACCACCAAAACCGATATAGTAAACCGGATGACCGGCAGCCGTATCATGTTCCGTGGTATCAAGACTTCTTCCGGGAATCAGACGGCCAAGTTGAAATCAATTCAGGGTATCACCACCTTTGTCTGTGATGAAGCAGAGGAATGGACTAGTGAGGACGAGTTTGACAAGATTATGCTCTCCATCCGTAAAAAGGGAATCCAGAACCGGATTATCATCATCATGAATCCATGCGATTCGAACCACTTCATCTACAAGAAATACATCGAGAATACTCACCGGCTGGTGGAGATTGACGGCGTCCAGGTACAGATTTCCACCCATCCGAATGTGCTTCATATCCATACGACTTATTTCGACAATATCGAGAACCTTTCTCCTGAGTTCCTGAGAGAAGTCAAGGAAATGAAAGAGAAGAATCCGGAGAAGTACGCTCATGTGGTTATCGGTCGATGGGCAGACGTGGCCGAAGGTGCCGTGTTCAAGAAATGGGGTATCGTGGATGAGTTCCCCATGTGGTGCAAGAAGGTGGCTATTGGACAGGACTTTGGTTATACCAATGACCCATCGGCTTCTATTCGGTGCGGAATCATTGACAATGCGCTTTATTTGGATGAAGTGGATTATAGAACTGGATTATTATCTGGGGATATTATAAAGACGCTACGCCCGTGGAATTTGAGAGTGATTGCCGACAGTGCGGACCCGCGACTCATCCAGGAAATTCATAACGGAGGGATTAAAATATACGCGGTAGAGAAAGGACAAGGTTCTGTCAATGCCGGTATTGACAAGATGCAGGGAATGGAAATATTCATCACCAAGCGTTCTTATAACCTGCAGAGGGAGTTCAGAAACTATGTATGGGCAAAGGATAAGGATGGAAACTACATCAACGAACCTGAAGACCATGATAATCATGGCATAGATGCTGCACGCTACTATGTGCTGGGAGAACTTCTCGGTAGAATTATGAAACCCAAAGACGTTTCAGGAATATTTGGACATTAAACTTTGAGATATGACTATAGAAGAAATTTTAGCTATGCCGGAAGTAGAGAGAAAAATCTACTATCTGAAAAAAGGACGAAAGACCGAGCAACCAAACGCTCACGCTCTTTACAACGACTGGAATCCGAACAAGCACGAGATAGTGATAGATGAAGAGAAATACCCGAAAATCAAAATCACTACCCAGCCTGAGAAACGGATTACAGACCCGACAACCAGGAAAGAATATGTTGAGCCGGCGGTCAGGAAAGAAGTTGACCCAAACAGGATTGCTCTTCCTCTCGAGCAGGACATTGTGAACATTCAGACTGCCTTCACCGTTGGAACAGAACCGGTCCTTGATTGCCAGCCGGACCAGTCGGAAGAAAGCCTTCTTTCCACATTGAAGCAGGTGTTCAAGAAAAACAAGCTGAAATATCAGAACAAAAAGGTGGTCAGGGCATGGCTGGCCGAGCAGGAAGTGGCCGAATACTGGTATGTGGTTAGGGATGATGGTTTCTGGGCAAAGCTCAAACGAAAGATTTCAGGAATTTTCGGTAAATCTAAGCCTGAATACCGTCTGAAGAGTGCCATCTGGTCTCCGTTCCGTGGCGACAAACTCTACCCTTTCTTCAATGACCAGGGGGATTTGGTAGCCCTATCCCGTGAATATAAGAAGAAAGATCTGAAAGATGTAGAGATTACCTGTTTCATGACCATTACCAAGGATATGGTTTACCAGTGGGAGCTAACGAGCAGCTGGTCCGACAAAGGCCCATTTGCTCATGGATTCAAGAAGATGCCGGTGATTTATATGTACCGTCCGGAAGCGTACTGTGAGAAGATAAAGAGTCTCCGTGTAAGACTGGAGAAGCTTCTCTCAAACTATGCAGACTGTATCGACTACCACTTCTTCCCTATCCTCATGCTTTTTGGTAACGTGGAGAATTTCTCCGGTGAGTTCAAGAACCGTGTTGTCGAGCTGACCGGACAGGGAGCAAATGCCCAGTATCTTACCTGGTCACAGGTACCTGATACTGTCAAATTCGAGGTAGAAACCTTGCTGAGCCAGATATACGGACTGACCAATACGCCCAGAATCTCTTTTGACTCCCTGAAGGGTACAGGAAACGCCGTTTCCGGTGTTACCTTCGATTATGTGTTCATGTCCACCCACCTGAATGTGGAGAACCTGAATGAAACCGTCGGCGAGTTCATGCAACGACGGGTAAACTTTCTTGTCTCTGCGTTAGGTTCCGTGAATTCCACCCTTGAAGAAGCCTCCGAAACCATTGACGTGGATGTGCAGATGCAGCCGTATAAGCTGGAGGACATCAAAGACAAGATAGACACGGCAATCAAGGCCAAGGACGGTGAAATCTGGTCGCAACAGCGAGCTATCACCTTTGTGGGGAACGTGGATGCAGTTCTGGATGAGATTGAAGCCATCAAGGAAGAGCAGGCTGAGAAGCAGAAGAACGACATTGAGAAACAGAAACAGCTTTCCTCTCTTAAAAGTTCCAGCAGCAAATCTTAAGAATAGAACAATTCAGTCAGAATATTTACGGGGATAATACAAAACAGAATGATATAAATCTAAAATATTGACTATTTGAATAGCGGTATCTTTCGAGGTATCGCTATTTTCTTTATCATAGTAAAAACATGAATACTCCTTTGTAATTATTCGTTATTTTACTATATTTGCATCGTAATTAAGTCTTAAACGCTATGAGCTACAAATCAGTTAAAGACGTTGTAACGCTGCTTACTGAAAATGGCTTTTGGTTCGTGAGGCAGAAAGGCAGTCACATGGTTTACACTGATGGTAGCCATGTAGTGATTGTCCCAGACCACGGCAAGAAAGGCGTTGAGAAAGGCACTTATTACAACATTCTGAGGCAAGCGGGGCTAAAATAGCCCCCGCCTCTTTTGTTTAACGATAAAAAGGAGGTCAGTATGAAAACCGTAGAAGTGATTGTAGAACATGCTGGAAATAATCTTAGTGCCTATATTGAAGGTGCTCCGGTGATAACGGTCGGTAACGATGTGAAGGAAATCGAGAAGAACATGAAGGAAGCTGTTGAACTTTACCTGGAATCATGCAAGGAGATGAACATCGCTCCAGTGGAAGTTTTACAGGGAGAGTTCACCTTGAAGTTCAAGATAGATGCTGCCACCTTTATCAACTATTACAGCAGTATCTTTACTAAAGCTGCTTTGAGTCGGATAACCGGAATTAATGAGCGTCAGTTGTGGCATTATGCAGCTGGAGTACATAAACCGCGCAAGCAGCAGTTGGAGAAGATTCAAAAAGGTATTAACGCGCTGACAGAAGAACTGTCTGCTATAAATTTGTTGTGATTTTATGTCTGAGCTAATTTCTAAAATATGGAATTTCCTTGAAAATAAAAGAATTTCAGTCCCAAGAAAAATATCCATCACTATACTGATAATATTATCAATATTGTTTGTTGATAATATTGTAGGATTTTCTTACTTATACATAAATTCTCAAGAACTTGATTATTTATTAAAAATTGAAAAAACAAAAGTAGCATTAAAGCAAGATACAATAACTTGTAAGTTACTTGATGAAATGAAATATGATTTTATTAATAGGAAAACAGTAGTAGAGCAATTTCTTGAATTATTTGATAATCAGTCTACATTAGAAGATAAGATTTCTAATAATATGCAAGAAATCGATAGGAAAAATATCCAAAGAAATCAAATTTTGCATACAGTATCTTCTTCTTTATTTTGGATTATATGGTTAATAATATTTTTGTTTATGCTTATAATATCTCCATTTGCTCCACCTGAAAATAAATGGGGTTTAATATTAGGAATGGTGATAGGGATTAGTGGAATGTCCATTTTAATTGGGGTAACACAATGGATGTTCGGGCTATTACCTATATTCTTTAATCGTCCGTGGATAAATTACACATTGCAGTTTATTTTAAATCTAATTCCGATATTTATTTTAACGCGTGGAAGTATAAGGAACAAATTGATAACTTAATAAATAATCAGTTTAGCGTGATTACTTAGGTAGTCACGCTTTCTTTTTGTCTAAAAACGAACATTCTCCCAATTGTTTCGTATCGTTAGCCTTAAAATTTCCCCTTCCCTTTCTCTATAAGTAAATTTACCGTATGAAATTATTAATCAAACTCATACGGTATGACAATCTTTGAACAAATCTTGGCAGGACTGCAACAGAAATTCGCTGGGGTGGACACTGCCACACTCACCCGTATAGCCACAAAAAAGGCAGAGGGTATAACGGACGAGACGAAGGTAAACTCCATCGTGGAGGGTATCTCATTTCAAGACGTGTTGACTTCATACGGCGATTTCCGTGCTGGGGATGCTCGAATCACTGCAGTTGCAAACTATGAGAAGAAGCATAACCTTAAAGACGGTAAGCCTATCGAGAATCCGAAACCAGAACCACCGAAACCAAACGACCCTCCAAAGCCGCAGGAGACAGACATCGCAAAGATGATTGCCGATGGCATCGCCGCCGGTATCAAGCCGTTTGCCGACAAGCTGGCCAAAATGGAGGAACAAGAAGCGCAGGCACAGCGTAATTCTCAGATTTCAGCAGTGGCTAAGAAGTACGGTATTCCCGAATTTATGTTGAAAGACCGCAACATTCCTGAGAACACAGACTTGGATACTTATTTCAAGGACATGAAGCAGGATATGTCTAACAGCGGATTCCAATTCGCTAAAGCTCCGGAAACTGCCGAACAGAAGCAGGAGAAGGAAGCAAGTGAGTTCGCCAAAATGATTGAGGCGGACACAAAATCTATTGTCGAACAACAAAACAAGTAATTTATGTCAGCAGGATACAAGTATTACATGGAGCCTGAACCGTCCATCGAGGAACGCTATGACGTTTCTACCGGTGTAAGACGCAGAGGGCCTTATAAGCTGGATACGACCAACCTTGTTGTTGGTTCATTCCTCCCATCTTTCACTCCGATTGCCGCTGATTTGGTAAAGAAAACCGCTCAGGTGGCTATCCGTGTAGAAGTCTATGAAAAGTTTACCACCGGTTCCAATACCACTTTGAAGATTAAGAAAAACTCTTTGGCTTATGTGGGTATGCATCTGGGTAATGGTTCTCATGGGGCTACCATCAACAGTATTGACAAATCAAACAAAGCTTTTGATAAGTTGACGCTTTCTGCCGACTTTGGAGAAACATTGGAAGCTGGTACTGTACTCTATGAAGCTACAGCGGTAAGCGGCACAACTCCGAAAGTCATTGCTAACTCAGCCTTGTACGGAAGAGTACAAGTAGAAGAAGGCATCGTATTAGTTGCCCTTTTGATGCGAGCATTTGAAATTGAGCCTATCAAATTGGTTATGCCTTTCTCTGACATTGACAAGGCCAACATGCCGCATTTCCAGTTCAACGCTCCTGACGTTACTCAAAGTGGAAAGGCTGTAGTTGCCAAAGCATCTTCTAGTCAAGATGGCTTGATGAGTAAAGAAGACAAAGCTAAATTGGATGGTATCGCATCCCAAGCCAACAAATTCACTTTGTCTGCAGCAACATCTTCTGCTCTCGGAGGTGTAAAGCAAGGTGTTAAAGTGGATGATGCTACTGGGCAGGAAGATGCACATACAAAATTGAATGCCCTTCTGGCATCTTTGAGAACAGCGGGTGTAATTGCAAGCAAATAAAGAAAGGAGGTAAAACATGATGCTAACTATTCATACTCTGTTTAACGACCCCAATATCGTAAATGCTGTTATCCAGCGCGTCCTTCAGACTCGTAAGGATACAATCTACTGGCAGCAGTATCTTGATTTCCGTAGAACGACTACCCGTGTATTCAAGGACTACATCGGTCAGGTTACTGGCGTGATGGCCGGTTCTATCAACTCACGATACGGCGAGAAGCCTATCCGTGAACGCCGGAATATTGGCTCAGGATATGGTGAAATCGCTTATCTTGGTGATGCTTACCAGATTTCCATTGACCGTTTGTCAGAACTGCAGGACTTGATTGACAAGTTCAATGCAGCAAAACCTGCTGACCAGGTAGCAGCCATGCAGGAAATCGTGAACTTCATCTACGACGATTATCGTCAGGTACTTTTAGCAGCTCACAAGCGCATGGATATTATCGTAGGTTCACTTCTGATGACCGGAGAAGCAACAGTCAAGAACAAGGACGACAATGCAGGAGGTGTCGACCTTCTTAACATTGAATTGCCATTCAAGTTTATCAAGCCTGATACTGGTGCGAAAACGAACTTCATCACCTATTTGCAGCAGCAGATTAATGCACTGAAAGCGGACTACGGTAATTTCCAGAAGATGATTATGTCACGAGGAACTTTCGTGAAGAATATCATCGGGTCGGCTGAGTTTGGTGACAAGTTCAAGATGCAGCTTACAGGAAATGAGATGTATCTTTCAACTGGGTTGATTACCTCTCAACTGGCTTCCCAAGTGTTCACTGGCATCGGGCTTCCGGCCATTGAAATCAAGGAAGATTACGTAAAAGACCAGACCGGAAAGAACGTACAGATTTACGCCGACGACCGTATCACCTTGCTTCCGCAGGATAAGGTCGGTTACATGCGCTTCCACACTCCGTACGAAGCAGTGGACGGCGTACCGGGACGTAACTATACCCAAGCCGACGGTGATATGCTTATTTCCGGTTACAAGGACAAGAACGGTCGTTATTTGGAATACACTGCAGAGTGGATTCCGCAGATTACGAACCCGAACCTGATTGTGAACTTTGATTTGTCAACCATGAACGCATGACAGTAAACGACTACATATCACAGAAGTTTCAGACCTTCGGCATCAACTTGTCGGAGGCTGACCTTTTGGAGATAAGTTTGTCTTCAGAAGTAAGCGGAGAGGATGAGATGGGCCCGTCAAACATCGGACTTGTTTCGGTGTCTATGGCAAAGTTTATCCCCTCTCTTCTACTTCGTGCTACTTCCATCAGCGAGAACGGTTTCTCTATGTCCTGGGACACCAAAGGCTTGAAGGAATACTACTCATTCTTGTGCAAGAAGTATGGCCTTGAAGACACACTGTCAGATAAACCTAAAGTCAGATTCCTATGATATTCGCGCCACATATATTACAAATCAAGGTTACTACTCCAATGGAAACAGACGAGTTCGGCCGGCCTATTCCCGGAACCGGTGGAGAAAGCTGGCAGGACGTATGTAAGTGCCGGTGTGATGATAACTCCACCAAGGAGTTTACTTCGGAGAACGGCGAGGTGTACCGACCGAACTATCACATAGTCTGTGAAAAGAAAACCTCCCTGAAGGCTGGAGATGAAGTCAGATGTATGGATGGCGATAATACCAGGGGAACTGGCAAGGTTTACATGGTGAAGAATACGAATTATTTTGGTTACTCAGAGATATGGCTGTAAAGTTTGATTTTTCGGACGTGGACAGCTTTTTCGACCAAGGTTATGCCGAGGTGAAAGCTGTAGAAGAGAGGGTCGGAAAGGAAGCTGTCGATTATGCTATAAAGAACGGTAGTTATCAGAACCGGACCGGAACGCTCCGTAAGTCAAACAAGTATTCAGTTGAGGATGATGGACTGGTGATAAGAAACGATGCTGAGTATGCCTCACACGTGGAATCCAAAGGTTACGAAGTTTCAACTGGTGCAGCCTTATTTGCTGAGAGACGATTAAAGGAGGAAATCAAATGAAACGAATATTCAAGTATGAACTGATGGTCGCAGACCACTCAAAATTATGTCTGCCTATCGGAGCAAGAATATTATCTATTCAAGCACAACGGAATGCAATTTGCTTGTGGGCAGTAGTAGATGAATGTCAAAAAGAATTGTGTTTAGTGGATATTTTTATGTATGCAACAGGACAAAATATATCTGATAAAGATTTGTCAGACAAAAGATTTGCAGGTACTGTTCAACTTAGAGAACTGGTTTTTCATGTATTCCTTCAGTATGATAATAATATTCAATATCTTATTGTATGATAGTAACTACTGACATAGCGAACATTCTCTACCGTGACTGCAAGTCTTTCGGGATTGATATCGTTCCCCATGGCAAGAAGCTGACAGGGGCGATAAAGTCCGAAAGGATTGTCATTCACGCCAAGAAGCAACAGCCGGGCACATACTGGAAGAAATCTTTCGTCGAGGTGAACATTTGTGTTCCCGATTTGAAGGAAGGCGAAGCCAATACCATCCGGCTGAACGAACTGGAGAAGCAGGCACAGGGATTGTTTGACGGTGTTACCGGTCGCTATGACGGTACAACCTATCATTATTCTATCGAATCAATTGGAACGGAGGAGGACACTGCTTTAAAGTGTCACTATGTGAATGTAAGAATTTTGTTTGAAGTTTTAAATGTGAAATAATATGGCAGAAGCAAAGAAAGTCACAGCCGCGAATATCAAGAAGCTTTGGTATGGCGAAACAAGCGAGATTACCGCAGATTTGACAGGACAAGCCTTGCATACTCTTTTACAGGGTGAAGCATTGAAAGAAATCAAGAATATCCATCAGGATACATGGACGATTGAAGAAGCAGAAGCAAGTCGTACAAATTACAAGAACCAGCTCACGAATCAGACTTATCGAAGTGATAAGGAAATGGGTGATGTTACTGTAAACTTCACTATTGGAGAATACGACTATCCTACTAAGAAAGACCTTATGGGTGGTGATATTATTAACACTGATAAGGGTTGGAAACGAGCAAGAGGCAAGGTAAACATTGAGAAGTTACTAGTCGCTTTGACTGACGATGACCAGTATTGTGTGATTCCCCGTGCTGACATCGGTGCACGTGAAGCCACAACAGACAAGGCTGTCGGTATTCCTGTAAGTGCGGTGGAACTGGAACCACAAAATGCAGAAGTTGCACCGGAATACTGGTTTGACTCATCTGAAGTAACAGCAGGTGCTTAATGCCTATCCAATAGGTAGAGATTGAATTCCATAACAGGGGTGGGCTTTATGGCTTCACCCCTTAATTTTTATCTTTTATCAGAATGAATCAAGGAGCAAAAATAGTAACTGAATCCATTATCGGAAGTGATTTCAGAACGGTGTTTGTCGCTGGGAAAGCCTACACGGTCTACCCTCCTACTATCAACAAACTGGCCGGAGCAATCTCCCATTTGTCAGGCGTACAAGAAGCAGACAATTTGAAAGAAGTTCTTCTCTCCCTGGGAGAAAGTGAGGCCTACAGCAGGGCTCTTTCCTGGCTGATAGCTGGTGACGAAAACTTGAGTGAAGAGTTAGCCAAAGGAACATACGAAGAAAACGTAAATGCTTTAGATGAAGCACTCTCTATGATTGACTCAAAGGTTTTTCTCAAAGCTGTCAGCTTGGCGAGGAACGTAAGTCTGCTGGCAGCGAAACCGAGGTCGTAGGAAATGATACTCTCTTGGGACAGATTGCATCGTTCATGGAAAATCTGCATCTGTCATACCAGGAAGTGGTCTATGAGATACCATACAGGAATTTAGTATTAATGCAGCGTGACAAGCTTCATACTGTAACCGGGACAAAAGTCACGAAGGTGAAAGGCAAGGATATGGCTTCACGCAGAAGAAGAAACAAGAAATAGATATGGCTCTATTAGAATGTTAAAAAGCAACAGAAACGTTACTTTTTTACGTTACAAAGTTTGCTTAATAGTAACGAAAATGTTACCTTTGCATTGTCAATTAAAAGTTCTTTGATTTATGAAGTTTTCAGAGTTTTACAAATTGATTGAGTCAGCAGGCTGGACAATCGAAAAGGGAAAGAAACATCACAAGTATGTTCATCCCGACTTTGACTACTTTATCCCTGTAGGCAGACATCCGGCCAAAGAGATACCTAAAGGTACTCTTGACAGCATGATGAAAAAGGCGGGGTTAAAGAAGTAAAAGAACAGCACCCACTTCGGTGGGTGCATTTAATTGACAAAACTTAAAATACACGATTATGAAGAAGATTCAGGCTATTATTGAAAAAGCAGATGATGGAGGAATCTCTATCTATTCTGAAGATGTAAACGGTGCGTATGGCTTTGGGCTTACAGAACAAGAAGCGAAAGAGGACTTTATTTCTGTTTTAGAGGAACAGGCAGAATATTACAAAGAAAAACATGGTGAATTTCCAAGTTGGTATAAAGCTGGCTATTCTGTGGAGTATGTGTATGACTTAAGTGGATTTTTTGAGGCATTTCCGTTCATTAATGCCAGTAAGTTCGCAAAGGAAATAGGTTTAAATGAATCTGTGATGCGAAAATATAAAGGCAAGATCGTGACGGCTTCCGAGAAACAGAAAGCATATATACAATCCAAATACAATGAAATACTTAAAAGAATGGAACTTGTCAAGTTTTGATATTCCAGCCGTGAGGCTTTGATATAAATTAAAGAACAAATTGACAATTTGGCGCATCATTATGATGCGCCTTTTTTATTAAAACACTGAAAAACACAAATACGCAACAATAGGTTTATTGTTTGGTATTAATCATCGTAAAAACTGAATATTAATGAATTGAGGTGTAACTTCAAACATTAATATTCAGTTTATAATATATGGCTACACTTGTATTCCGCGTAAGCGCACAATATGATGAAGTTATAAGACTTCGTAATGAGATTAGTAAGCTGGAAGCCCAGTTAAAGAAGATGGACGTAAACAAATCACCCGCAGCCGCCAAGGCATTGGAAACTCAACTGGCATCTGCTCGCCAACAAATGATGGGGCTGGTGACCGAGGCGGCCAAAGCTGGTGCTGTAATGGAGAAAGACTTTAAGTCCAATATTTACAATGCCTCACAATCTGTAAATGATTTTACTCAAAAAATTATTGACCAGAAAAGAGTTGTCAAAGACGTAGAACATGATGTTAAGCGGTTGGGCAATGCTTATAAAACAGCTTTAAAAAGAAATCCGACGGGAGCTGCAGGCTTATTATCAGAATACCAATCTGCAAAGAAGACTCTCGATGAAGAAAAAGCTACTTTATTTGGTTTGACTCAACAGCAAGCTGAAGCCCGTCTTTCAGTAAAGAGACTGAAGGATGAATATTCTGCGTTTAAAGAGGAAGCAGGTGAAACGGTCGAAGCAAATGAAAAGATGTCTGTTTCCTTAACCAAAGTACTTGGTGTAATAGGTGGAGTAACTGCCTTGAAAAACTTTGCCACAGAACTTGTCAATGTACGAGGACAATTCCAGCAGCTTGAAATTGCTTTTTCAACCATGCTGAAAAGTAAGGAAAAAGCAAATAAACTGATGTTAGAGCTGGTGGATATTGCCGCAAAGACACCCTTCGACCTTCAAGGGGTGGCATCATCTGCCAAGCAAATGATTGCTTACGGCTCGTCAGCTGAGAATGTGGGTGATGAACTTGTAATGTTGGGGAATGTAGCCGCCGGTGTTGGCTCCCAGCTTAGTGAAATAGCCTATCTCTATGGCACATTAAGGACACAAGGGAGGGCCTATGCTGTCGATATTCGTCAGTTTGCAGGACGTGGTATTCCCATCTACGAGGAACTGGCAAAAGTGCTTGGTGTGACAAAAGATGAAGTTTCCGGTTTAGTAAAGGAAGGCAAGGTAGGATTTAAAGAAGTAGAACAGGCCTTTAAAAATATGACTAGTGAATCAGGAATCTATTATAACCTGATGCAAGAACAGTCTAAGTCTCTTACAGGGCAGTTGAGTAACCTTGGAGATGCTTGGGATACAATGTTGAATGAGATTGGGAAAGATACTCAGGGAATTGCTTCTGCAGGTATTTCAGGCTTGAAAGGTCTTATTGAGAACTATGAAACTGTTGGTAAGATTTTGATAGGACTGATTGCTACATACGGGACATACAAAACCGCTCTTATTGTAGTGCGAATAGCTCAGGATACATTAACGGCCAGAATGGAACTTGCAATTTTGGTTACCAAAGCTCAAATGATAGCACAAAAGGCTTTGAATACGGTTATGAAAGCCAACCCGTATGTCCTGGTAGCTACGGTTCTTGCCGGTCTTGTTGCTACAATGTGGGCCTTCCATGACAGCACAACCGCATCGGAAAAGGCACAACAAAAATTCAATGAAGAACAAAAGAATTTTGCGAATCAGGAAGAGGAACGCAAGAAAAAAATAGAAGAGCTGATACGCGTTATCCAAGATGAGACAGAAACCGAGTTTTCAAAGATCAAGGCCTATGAGGAACTACAAAGGTATTCTCCTGCACTTTCTTCTGCTTATACCCGTGAACAGCTGGCTGTACTTAATCTTGCAGAAGCAAATAAAGAACTGAATAAGGAACGAGACAAGAACAGTTATGAAAACATACTAAAGAATATTCAACAATGGGAGGAGAAAATAAAATCATTAAATGCTTCTTTAAAAAATGCGGGGCAAGGTGCCCCATTAATCGCTTCACAAATAGAATCAGCAAAAGCAAATCTTAACAAGTGGAAATCAGCCTTGAGCGAATATAATCGACTGAAAAAGGAAACAGAGGAAAACTCGAAACCTGTTGAAGTCAAGCTGATGGAAGCAAGAAGTAATCGTGAGCAGATTATACGCGAATACAATATAGCAAGACAAATATTGCAGGAAGAGCAAGAAAAAATTAAGAATTTTCCTTTTGCAACAATTCCTATTGACGTTCAAATACGGTTCAATAATGCGCAAGCAGCGTTAAAAGGGATTGACGGTACCATATCTGGCCTGGAATCGCAAAGAGAAGCATCGGAAAAGACGTATCAGCAAGCATATAAAGAAGCAAAAGCTGTTTACGAAGCAAAATTAAAGGCCGTAGAGGATGCTAAAAAAGGCACTGAATCTGCTTATAAGAAAGCTGTAGAAGAGTTGGAAGCAGCAGAAAAATCATATAAATCGCTCGGTGGTATAACAGGAGACACTCTGGCCAAACAAGAGAATGATGCGAAGAAAGATGCCGAGCGACAAAAGAAAGAGCAGCAACAGGTTGCAGAAGAACTCCTTCAGCTTCGCAGGACCAATCAGCAGGAAGAAATCAACCTGATGGAAGAAGGTTCTGAAAAGAAGCGCAGACAGATTGAGCTGGATTACCAGCGAGAAATCGATGAAATTAGGAAACAGCGCAAAAAATGGGAAGATGCGCAAGGAGGAAAGCTTACGTCTGAACAGCGGGAAGTATTAGGAAGTCGTGCGTCTAATGCCATGACGTCGCGTGAAAAAGGTCTGGCCGAAATTACAGAAACTGAAAATCAAGCTGCAATCGAGGCCAACGAACGTTACCTGAAAAGCTACGGTACATTTATGCAGAAACGTGATGCAATCATAGCTGAGTACACCCGTAAAATCTCGGAAGCCACTACTCAGGGAGACAAGGACATACTCCAGAAAGAAATGGATAAAGCCCTCTCCTCTCTTGATCTTGAGAAGCTGAAACAGGGAATCAACTGGGAACTTATCTTCGGTGACTTGGACAAGGTATCCAAAGAATCCTTGAACAAGGTAAAGCAGCAGCTTAGGGAGTTCAAGAACTCAGATGAATACAAGAACATGGCCGTTGACCAGAAGAAGGTCGTTGACGAGGCGTTGAGCAACATCCAGTCAACTCTTATCGATAAAGGAGGATTGCTGGCCGACCTACCCGAACAGTTAAGCGAATTGGCCAAGGCACAGGAAGAGCTGTCACAAGCTCAGGAGGAATACAACGAAGCCATGAGAAGCGGAACAGATGAACAGAAGGAAGCTGCCACGAAGAAACTGAATGATGCCCAGAAAAGACAGCAGAACGCTCAGGTCAATGTACAAAAGTCGACAGATAAAACGACAAGCAACCTTGTCACATTGTCGAACGTCATTACCCAGCTTGGTTCAAACTCTGAAATTTCCCTCTCTCAGGTCGGTGATTTGGCCGGAAATATAGTAGACATATTTGCAGAAGAGAGCGAGAAACTTGGAGGTATAATTGGAGCTGCATTTTCTCTTTTAGATGCCATCGGGACACAGGGGTTGGATGGTTTCATAGATAACATATTCAGTAGTGTCTTTAAGTCTGTAGGTGGAATATGGGATACCCTGACTTTCGGAGGATTCAGCAAACTCTTCGGTATTGGAGGAAACGAAAAAGAGGTGCAGGATACAATCAACAGACTCACGGACAGAAACGAAAAGTTGCAGTCTGCCATCGAATCCCTTACAGAAGAAATGAAATCCAGCAAGGGAAGCGAGAAATCCGTAGCAGAGTACAATAAAGCCATCAAGTATCAGGAGGAATACAACAAGAATGTCCTTTCAAAAGCGCAGGCCAATGCTGGCTATCACAGTAAACATCATAGCTGGGCCTATTACATGGGCTGGTCGGAAAGTGACATACAATGGATTCGGGAAAATGTCATGGCAGAGTTCACAGGTACAGATTCCTTGTGGCAGATGTCTCCGGAGCAGATGGATTTATTACGTCAGAATGTGGATTTGTGGCAGAAAATGGCCGATTCAGGGAAAGGAGGCTATGGGAATGGTGTCGTTGAAGCACTAGGTGAATATGCAGATCTGGCCGGAAACCTCGAAGAACTGAAAGAAGGGCTTTTCGAACAGCTTACCGGAATAAGTTTTGATTCCATGTATGACAGTTTCATAGATACTCTCATGGATATGGATGCCTCGGCGGAAGATTTTGCGGATAACCTATCCGAATACTTTATGCGTGCCATGCTTTCAGATAAAATCGGTAACATGTACAGCCAGAAGCTGGAAGACTGGTGGAACAGATTCGGTGAAAGTATGAAGGACGGAAACCTGAGTGAGAGTGAACGTAATTCACTCCAAAACGAATATATGGGGTACGTGAATGAAGCATTGAAACTACGGGATGAACTTGCCGCAGCTACCGGATACGACAAGGCTGGCAGCAGTTCCCAGCAGTCGGCCTCCAGCCGCGGATTCGGTACGGAAATGACGCACGAGGATGCCGGAGAACTGAGCGGTCGGTTCACTGCCGTGTATGAGTCCAATCTTAGGATAGAGACAGCAGAGCAGCAACAGACAGTAGCCATTACCGAACTGCGAGGCTCCATCAGTGCCTTGACATCACAAGTGACCGGCCTATACAACATCGCCGACGAGACACGTACCATCCTGGCCAATTCCTATCTGGAGTTACAGCAAATCAGAGAGAATACTGAAGACTCAGCCAAATACTTGAAAGATATTAAGGCTGACATCGCCGAAGTGAAACGTAATACAGCAAGACTATGATAGGAGATTTATTTATTAACGGGAAGGATGCTTGGAGCACATGGGGTGTCCGCATGGGTGAAGGTTTTCTCGATGCTATCGACGGATTCAATCAGATGAAAGACTACATCGAAGATGAGAGCCGTCTGGAGCACGGGAAGCGAATGATAACCGACAATGCAAAAGTAGCATCGCGTGAAATCACTCTCCAGTTCACCATAGAAGGAGACTCAGAAGGTAACTACCGGACAAAGAAGAAAGCCTTTCAGACAGAACTTGAAAAAGGTGCCGTAAACATCAAAATCCCAACTCTTGGGAGCGAAGTCTACAAGCTGGTTTACCTGGGGAAAAGCATCTCTTACGGGTTGAGTATTGACAGGTGTTTCGGTAAGGTTTCAAGTAAGTTTTGCGAACCGAATCCCATGGACAGAAGCGAATAACGAACATTTCCTTTATTGTTTCAAATGGAAGTCCGGATTTTTAGGGCTTCCATTTTCTATTTATGAACTTTGGGGATATGATTGAAATTAAGGACATATCCGGAAAGACAAGGTTCTCCACCCCTATCAATAAAGGGGCGAAGGGAAAGTTTACACTGATGAAAGAGGACTACATAATCCTTCCCTTCTCGGTGCCCTCCCCCATTCCGTTCAAAATTGGTGATTATGTTGACCTAGCTGGAGCGTTGGATGAATCTCTTGGCGGAAAGCTGGCTAAAATCTACGAGATTACCGACATTCAGAAACCAAACTACAACACTTCTACTGGGGGATATGATTACGAATTAAGGCTGGATGCCTACTACTGGAAGTGGAAGAACAAGGTTTTCAAATATACCCCGGAACATGCAGGCAGCGAAGCGTCATGGTCGCTAACAGCAGCTCTCGACGTGCAGTTAGGTGTTTTCCTCAGCAACCTGAAAGCGTTGGGATATACCTATCGAGGAACAGACTTTACATTCAGCATAGATGATACTGTAGAGAATAAGGCCGTAGCGATGACCTATGACAACATGAACTTGTTGGATGCCTTGTTTTCTATGGCGGGTGAGGATAAGTGGAACTGTGATTGCTGGATAACGGACAACGTGATTCATTTTGGGCGAAATGAGTTCGGAGATGCCGTTAAAATCGAGCGTGGTGTCGAAGCGTCGGCTATCACCCGCAGCGAAAGTCAGGGCACTTATGCCACCCGCATCTATGCGTTTGGCTCAACAAAGAATATCCCTACGAACTACCGTCCGACTGACGAGCAGGCCGTGGTGAACGGTGTAGTCCAGAAGCGGCTTATGCTCCCTTCTGGAACCCCTTACATTGACGCATATGAAGGAATGTCGCAGGAAGAAGCCATCGAGGACGTGGTTGTTTTCGACGATGTTTATCCCCGTCGGGTAGGCACTCTATCCGATGTGCACACTCGTACCGAGGAAGTGGACAACGAGGACGGTACGAAAGAAACCATTACCTATTACCGCTACAAGGATACCGAGCTTGAGTTCAAGGAAGAATATATCATCGAAGGACAGGAGCTTCAGGTAACATTCCAATCTGGTAAACTGAACGGCATGGTATTTGGTGTTATCTTCAACCCCACCCCGAAGGACGAAACGCGTGGTAATCAGCTATGGGAGATTGTGAGGAACGAAAACTATGGCCGTCCTCTACCCGATGAGATGATGTATCCTGCCAATGGTGACGAATATGTTCTTTCCGGATTTGACATCCAACTTGTTTCCGACCAGTATATCCCTGCCGCAGAAGAAGAGCTGAAAGAGAAAGCACAGAAGTACGCCGACAAGGTGAAGAAGGACGATGGCACCTACCCTACTACCTTAATGAGCACTTGGGTACACGAAGACCCAATTTCGCGTATATTCGAGTTTGGCCAACGTATCAATCTCGTTGACGACACCTACTTCGAAAACGGGCGTATCTCCCGTGTTTTGGGTTGGGAAATGAATCTGGATATTCCTTGGGACAGCCCAGTCTATACCATCGGTGAAAGTATGCCCTACTCACGCATCGGTGAAATTGAGGATAAGGTGGATTCCTTGACTTACAAAGGACAGAGCTATAACGGGAATGGTAATGGAGTATATGTTATTAGGGTGAATGATTCAACTACCCCTAGTGACAGTAATGTATTTTCTGCATTAAAGTCGTTGAAGACGCTTCTTCGTAAAGACCAGTCGGACGGAACTAACTTCTTGTTGAAGTTCGGTGAGTTCATTGACAGCATGATTGCCGGAAAGGGTGCCGGTATATTCCCCGACGGCCGCGGACAGTTCGAGAAGATTGAGGTACGCAGCGCAATGATTGTGAAGGAACTTATCTATAATCGCTGGTTCGCTCAGGAAGGTAATGTGACATACTCCGAAGCCGGCACAATCGAACGGATTGAACTTCTTGAGGACGGCACATATGACTTGTATCTCCGTCGCAGATGGAATAATGATATCACGGCGTTCAAGGAACAGGACGTTAGTTACGGTTCAGTAAATAATCTGAACTCTACTGGAGAGTATTATGACAGCTGGTTCCGTGTCCTTAGTGTGATGCAGGCAGAAAATAAGATTAACGTAGTTCTCTATCCGGATGAAGAAGTTCCTGGGGGTAAGAACTATCCTCCAGCTGTCGGTATGGTGATTACACGTCGTGGAAATGCGGTAGATGAAGAACGGCAAGGGTTCTGGTATATCTCATCGTATGAGGGCTGCATCTGTATGCTGGATGGCGTCACAAAGCCCGTGCTGGAAGAATCTAATTACAGCATCATTATCGGAAAACTAAAGCGATTGGAACTGTTTGATAACCTCCCAATCAACTACCGGCATAGCTATGTGTATTGCCGTGGTATCGCTATTCAGGACTTGATGCGGATAGACTATCAGGGTGTGGTTGTCGTACAGCTTAACGACCGTGGGTTCTGGTCGCTGGAGGTTGCTCAGAGCGAGAATCCTTATACGGTTGGCCAAGAGACGGTAGATACTGTCTGGCATTACGGCTGTCGCTGGAAATGCCTTGTCACCGGAACAAATGACGAACCTCGCTATTCTAGTACCGGATGGGCAATGATAGAAGGTAATCCTGAATTTACGATAGATATTGATAGCTCAAACGGTTGGCAGTTTGATGGAAGCCAGCTTCAGGAAGGAGTAGTCTTTACGACCTTAACTGTAACCGGACAGCTATATAACCGTGACGTAACAGACAGCATACTTGATACGGACGTGTCTTGGACACGCGATACGGGCAATATATCTGAAGATAATGCCTGGGCTATAAAGCGAGCGGATGCTGGTAAGTCTCTTACGCTGACAGTAGACGATTTGGGGGTTGAATTTGGCCGCACGAAGACTGTTTGCACGTTCAAGGCTCGCGCCTTATTACGTGACGGTCAGACATTCGAAGTTGCAGAGAATGAAATAACATTTTAAAGATATGATAACTACAAGAAAAAAAAGACTGGATGTGAATTATACCCCATTGCAATGCAGTGGGGATATAGAAGCCGTGGGAAGTGTACCTGACCGACAGATATACTCCGCCGACACGAAGGAATATATCCCGGACTACACGCTGACTCCACTTGTGCTGTTTCCACGCTGCAATGCGACTGACCCGGACCAGTACACGAAGTCTGGAGTGGTTAATGCTTCTCTTACCAATATGAAGTGGTATGAGATACTGGGGACGAAGCGAACGCTGATTGAATCCGGTAATACTAATTATGAGATAACCAACGAGGGTGATGCAAAAGGGCAGATTCTAATTAGATGTAACTCTATGGTTACAACGCCACTTGCATTTGAGTTTTACGCTGAATACGTAGACACGCGGACAAATCAGGTATTTCCTTTCAGAATGAGTACGGTAATACCTGTATCAGATGCTACACTTCCAAGTCCAGTCATGAAACTGGACAGCCCTTCCAGCGTAATATGGAATCCGCTTCGAAATCCGTTGTCACGTACAATCAAGGCATCTGTCTTTGTAGGAGGAAGCGATATCGCATCGGATAAGCAGAAGTGCAAATTTTTCTGGTACCGAAAACTGGACACCGGATCATTGGAAGCCATTACAGATGGGAACGGAGATAATGACTGGGAAGTAGATAGTATAGACCACAATACGCTGACCATTAATCAGGATTATATTGGAGAGGAACAGACCTATGTCTGCAAGCTGGCCTATGCAGCAGACGGTAATTTTCCTGGATCACCATCGGACAATGCACCTGTAGTCAGTACCACCATCCGACGACGTATTCCTGATGTGGAAGCAGACTGGAAAGGAGTTCCTTCGCAGTTTCCAGGAGGTACCACTAAGTTTACTCCGGAAGCGTTTGTGATGGACGGCATGGGCATTATCCCTAATGCGGATGAATGGCTCCGGTTTGTGTGGAACGTAAAATCTCCATATTCGCAGAGTTACAGCAGACAGGCTATCGGAGTAAAGCCGACAATCACATTTATCCCTGGAATGATGCTGGAACTGGAGGTACAGGATAGAGGGCCACAGGCAATACTGATAGATGATACGGATGGCACCGTACTGCAGGATGCTGATGGTAATGTTTTATTTGACAGAATTAATAACTAATACATACGACTATGGCATATTACGTAAAAGTGACAAAACAGGTGTCTGATAAGATGAATCTTACTGCAATACGCAATAAGACTGCGGATGGAAACGTGCTGCTGTGGCAGGCAGATTTAAATAGAATTGAAGGTGATACCATATTTGAACGCGCAGAGCGGATAGGCGGAAAGGCTATTACAGCTCAGGAAGCCAAGGCTGAAACAGACGGTACAGAAAATCCTGCCGAAGTATATACGCCTGACGAATACAAGGATGATACACCTACCGTCTTGCCGGAGATGTCAGATAATACCGTATCTACTGAAGTAGAGGAAGGAGGTACATTATGAGTGAAGCAAGTGTATCAAGACAGGTAGTGTTTCTTCGTAAGGGTAGCGTGTATATGCCTTTCCTGCAGTCGAACATGGGAGACTTATATCAGGAGTACCAGGGTACGACAGACAATCCGACCAATATCATGCCGGACTTCACTACGTTGACTCCGATGTTGAGTTACATTATCACCTCTTCTTTGGCCGCTGCAGGGATTGTGGTTCCTTCGTCAGTTAAATGGTTTTTCAATGATACGGAACTTACGTTTGGAGGCAACAAACTTTCTACGAATACTTTTGGTGGCGAAACTGGCCATTTTGAGAACGTACCGTATTCTTCCGGAACACAAAATTATTTTGCACTGAAGATAAAGAAGAACCTGGTGAAGGCATCTGCAGGTGCTGCATGTAACATTAAAGCAGAAGCGACTATTGCAGTCGGTAATACCAGCGACAAGATACAGTGCGTGTACAGTATACCTGTTACTGTAGGTGTGGGCAACAGTAAGCGCGTTACCATCATGGCCGGTGACAACAAGTTCTTTACACTGACTGATAAGGGAGACTCCTGTATCCTCAAGGCTGTAGCGTGGATAGGTAGCGATGAACTCAATGCTGGTCAGACATACAAGTGGTACACGCTAAAGTCAGGTTCCTGGTCCGTGTTGGACGGGCAGACAAAACAAAGTTTGACCGTTACCAATGATATGGTAGATACCACCGGACAATTCAAGGTCGAAGTGTACCAGAACGGAAATCTTATCGGAATGGATGTCCAGACGGTAGTAGATGCTTCTGACCCGTTCGACATTATTACCAACCCCAATCCAGAAAGCGAAACGATTGAGCAGGGAAGCGGTGGTACGGTAGTCTATACGCCAATACTCGTCAAACGTGGAAGTACAACCAAGTACAAGGAAATGAAGTTCTACTTTGTATTCTCGGACAGTGCAGGTAATATTCTTAATACCAGTACAGCTACTACGCCATCTGCAACCGGAACCGTAACTGAAGCTATGTGTGAACAGGCATCCGGTAACGTGGCTGTAACAATTACTTCGGAGGAGTAGGTATGACATTAGCAAGCAAAACAACTGAGGTAAAATTTCTTCAAAAAGGCCCTCAAGGGAATAAAGGGGCTAAACTTCGTATGAGAGACTGGAAGGAAGGAGAGGAGTTCCTTGCTGGTGCAGAAGGAGAAGCATATTACGATGTTGTTAATTATTTTGACAAACTTTATTTGACTATTGTGTCTCATACTGCAAAATCAGGTGTTAATGACCCTATTACTTCAGTGTCACAGCAAAAAGGTTTTTGGGAATTAGCACAGGACTGGACATTTATTGCGACTAAACTTTTGCTTGCAGAGAAAATATCGGCCGAAGAAATTGATGCAGACGGACTTGTTGCGAAGAATGTGAATATAACTGGTAAGATATATGCAGAAGAAGGTGAACTTGGGAAAATGACAATAAAGGCTGATGCAGCAGATGATGGTTTGTTTTTAAAGGATGATACTTATGGTTCTGAAATGTCTCTAAAATCTAGGATGTTTATGAGCATCCCATATAATGTGTTTGCTGTTAATCCAGGAAGCGACCAGTCAAATGTATTGCTTTACGTAAAAAAACGTAGAGGTAATTCTTTAGACAGGGCTTTGTATGTAGATGGCGTTGCTGAAGTTTATGGCAGATTGGGCGTTGGTAGAGGTAAGGATACAGGATTTAATCAGTTCTATCCGGCGCTTGTCGCTGAGGGTATTAGCTGTTATGGTCAATTTTGCCTTCCGATTAAAACAGTGACTTCAACTTCTTCTTTAGACTCGACTTCCAGTTATGTGGTTTTGAATTTTTCTTCTTCCGGTGGATATATACGTCTACCTTCCACCAACCTGACAGATGGACAGACTATTATTATAAGGAATATAGGTTCTAATAATGTCACGGTGTATGGTAATATGAAAAATGAAAGCAATAGTAGTATTACACAATATACATTCAGAACTGGAGGACGATTACACGTTCATACTTATTATCAGAATGGTAATTACTGGCTTGTAAACAATCTTAATTAAAACGATAATCATGAAACAAGTAGATTTTGGTAAAGTAAAAGTTCAGCTGACTTTTGAAGGTAATCCGGTTGAATTTAACATGCGTAAAGTAATAGGTAATATGATTCGTCAGAACACTAATGATATAGGGTTAGATGAGTTTGCCAGAAAGGTATATTTTTCAGATGGCCCGGTTGAAATTCCGGATGAATATATAAAGCCTATTTTGGGCATAGTAAATTTGAGTATGACAGTTCCAGCTCAAAAAGCATTAAATGAATTATTAACAAATGAATAAAATTTAAAATTATGATACAGAAAAAATCTTTAAAAGAAGCTATACAAAATCCGGAGATAATATCAGTTGTGGGAGGACTACTGCCGCTTGCAACTCTAGGAGAAAATAATGGTTTTATGCCTA